CGGCTGGCCGAGAGCCGCGCGCATCGCGTCGATACCGGCGTTCGCCAGCATCGCGACCAGATCGGGCGTCAGCACCGCCTCGACACGCGAGCCGCCCGAGGCGACCACCATGCGGACGATGCCGGTCTTGGGATCGCCGTAGAAGGTCGCGGCGCCTTCGAGCATGGCCGTGGGGAGATCGTCGGGCTTCGTGTTCCCGGGGAACAGCGGTGCGAAAGAGCGCCGCGCCGTGGGGGCGTGGTTGGTCATAAGAGAACCTTTCAAGGATGGTGCCGGGGATCAGCCCAGCGTTTGGACGAAGTCGAGGGTGAGGCCCGACGTCGTCAGGATTTGCGAAATCGGCGCGATCGGCGGGAACAGAACTGCTTTGGTGAAGGGCCGCACCAGCGTCACGGCCGCGCCGATCGCAGCGCCCGGCCGAATTGGGGGCGTGACTTCGATCTTGGGCGTCAGCCCCGCGCCGTCGGCCGTCGCCACCGTGACCGCCTGGTGCAGCGCGAAGCGGGTCGGGTTGGACCCGTAGACAAACGACAGGAAGTCGCCGCCTGAAATAACGTATCCGGGCGGCAGGCCCTCGATGCGAAACTCGCGGCCGCCGTCCTCGATGCTCTCGATTGTTGGCACGTAGCCGTCCAGGGCGGCCCCCGACGGGTCAATGATCGGCGCGAACAGCGGGCGCGGATGGACAAGGAAGGTGCGCCCAGGCTCGCACAGAACCGAGACCAGGGCCGCGACCTGCGCCGCCTGGGCGTGGCGCATCAGGGGCAGCGTGATCTGCCCTTGCCACAGCCGTTCCGCGACGCGGGCCGTCTTGACCGCGCCGCCGCGCGTCCGGCTCACTGCGAGGGTGGCGGGCAGGTGGAACGTGCTGGTGCGCACAGGCAGGCCACCAAAGAAGGCATCCAGAGCGAGGGGAAAACTCAGGGCCATCAGCGACGCCTCGGGTGACGGTTGATCTCGCGCACCCGGTCCGGAAGCGCCTTGTTCATTTGCTGAAACCCTTGGGCCATCATCGCCCCGGTGTCGGACAAAACGCTGGCCCGGAAGCCCCCGATGGTATCGTCAAACCCGATCGACACATGCATCCGACCAGCGCCGCCGCCCTGTGCTGCCTCGCGCGCAAATCGTGCCGTTTCCAGCGCGGGCGTCACCTGCGCGCCTGTCGGCAGGTTGATCAGCTCGGGGCCTTCCTCGCCCACCAGCGACAGACCGCCGCGCCAGCTCTCCGTCCCGCGCGCGTTCTTTCCGAGGCCGAGACCAAGCGCCTGCAACAGACTGCCAAAGATCCCTCCGCTGGACGCCAGCCCCTGAAACGCGCGCATGGCCTGCATCCGAGCCAGCTCCATGATCAGCCTCGCGATCGCGGCGCGGCCTGCATCCGCCCCGTCCATAGCCGCCATGAACACATCCGTCAGCGCAGAGGCCCCGCGTTCTCCGGCCTCGCGCTGACGCTCCAAGGCTTCCGTCAGTTCCTCGACCCGCAGACCGGCGGCGACATAGGCTTGCGCCATGGCGTCGATCTCGGCACGCAGCTCGGGCGTAACCTCGCGGCCTTCAGCCTGCGCCTCGGCCAGCATTTCCGCGCGGACGGCTGCATATTCGGCAGCGTTGCCATAGTCCTGCCCGGTCGCGGCAACTTCGGCCAGCGCCGCCGCTTCGGCCAAGAGCGCATCGGTGCGCGCGCGGATATCTTCCACGGCCCCCGCATAACCTTCCGGCGAGCTGCTTCCGCCGCCGCCCGAAGGTTCAGGGGGCAGGTCGAAGTCGATGTCGCGTGGGGCGCTCTCCGGTCGTGGTGATGTCGTCGGTGCGAAACGGCTAAGGCTGAAGCGTTCCTCTTCCGTGTCCCAGAAGCTCTCTGCTTGCCGAACAGGGTTGGCGCCAGGCAACGCATCGCGGGCTTCAGCAGCGCGCTCGCCCAACCGACTCACCGCCCCCGTCAAGGTGTTGATGCGACCGATCAGTCCGGAAAGACTGACACCGTCCATGTCTTCGAAATCACCGATCAACGCTTGGATGCGTGTCGCGAGTCGTTCTGTTTCGGTACGGAAGTCCTCCGCGCTGATGGTGTGGTCAGCCCACCGAGCCTCAAGCGAGTCCAGCTCGGCAACCAGATTGCGCAGGACCTGTTCCGCGCCGATCTCCCCGGACTGGCGCAGCGCCGTCAGGAAATAGTCAAGCTCGGGCCGCGCATCGGTGATCGCATTCTGAACCTCGGCATAGGCGATCGCGATTTCGGTTAGGCTGTCGCGTGCCTCTTCGATCCTGTCCACGTCCTCGGGCGACACTGTCAGCGACTCGAAGAGATCGTCGCCAAGGATTGCGCGGGCGCGCTCAAGCGTGCCGAACATGTTTTCCAGCGCGTCAACCGAGGTTTCGATGCCACCCGCGAAGACCGTCACTGCCATGGTCTGGAAAAACGTCCGGGCGCGATCGTTCAGTTCGTTGAACTTCTCGTTCACGATCGTGGCGCGGGTGATCACGTTCTGCTCGAGGACCAGGCCCAGGTCGCGGGCACGCTGCATCGTCTCGGTGATCGCGCCGGCGCCCTCGTCGATCAGCGCAACGAAGCGCTCACCGCCGGCACCGCCCAAGAGCTCGTCGAAGACGCGGATCCGCGCGGCACGATCGAGGCTGCGCGCGCGGCGAATGATTTCCAGCATCATGTCGGACGGATCTTGCAGCCGCCGGGCTACCTCTTCGGCGCTGAAACCCAGTCGCTCGAAGGCCTCGGCAGCTGCGCCGCCGCCGGTCACGGCGAACTCATCACCGCGCAGCGACATTTCCTTGAAGCCGTCGATCATCGCGTCGACGGGGATCCGCGCCTGCGATGCGACATAGGTCCATTCCTGGAACTCTTCGACCGGCAGGCCCGCACGTCGCGCCTCGTCACCGATCTGGGCGACGTCGCGCATGGTGTTGCGCACGATGATGGCGCCGGCCGTGAGGGTGCCGAGCGCCGCCGAGGCACCCAGGATCGGCCCGGTGATCCCGCGCATGCCCTGCGCGATCGAGGCAGCAAAGCCCTGCGATTCCTGACGCGCGCCTCGAAGCTTGTTGCTGAACTCCGCAGAATCCAGCCCAAGCGTCGCGCGTAGCCGACCGACAAACCCGCTCATGCGTGCCCCCGCAACCGGGCCCGGTATTCTTCCATCGAAATCGTCCCCAGCTTTTGCTTCATGCTTTCAAGGGCGCGGCCCTGTGCCTCTGGCGGCAGAGGCACCTTTGGCCCGGTTTCAAGGCCGCCCAGGAAATCGCGCAGATCATCGTGATTGGCGTGCGCACCGATCCAGGCGGCCGTCGTGGCGTCGGACAGGGCCCGCAAACGCCGCTTCTGTGCCCCGCGCAGCGCGCGCTGCACACCGCGCGGTGTCTGCGCCCAGAATGCCCCCGGATCGAACCCCGCAGCGATCCATTCGACCGCCATGCGTTCGGCCCATTCCCTCAGTCCGCCGGGGGCGTCGTCTTTCCCGACGAGGGCTCGCCGTCTTCTTTCTCGGCCGAGCCGCGGTTCAGCGCTTCGGCCAGACCCTTGCGCAGAGCCTCGCCGTCGGTGCCGAGCAGATCTCCGACATGGCGAAGCGTCAGGCCCGGATGCTGATCCTTGGCGAAAGCCCAGACGAGCGCCCGGACCGCCGACACGGTGCCGCTGATACCTGCGTTGAGAAACTTCATCTCCTGCGTGGGATTGAAGCCCGCGCGGGCCAATTCGGCTTCGCACTCGCACAGGGCGTTTACCCCGGCGACCAGGCGCAGTTCGGTGCCGTCGCGCAGCGGCACCGCGACCAGATCAGGATTGGTCATCAGGCAGCGTTCGCGACCGTCGCCATGCAGCGCCAGGTGGCCCGCATCAGGACATTGCCTTTGAGGTTTCCGACAGGCTTGTAATCCTTCAGGTACGCGGTGCAGGTGATGGTCTTGCCGCCGACACCCACTTCGAGCAGGTGCAGCTCTTTCATGCCTGTGGTGCCGTCGCGCGCATTGAGTGCGGTAAGGGCGGTGTCACCCGCCGAGCCGTCATTCAGCAGCATATCGATCGAGAAGTCAGTCGCCGGCAGAAGCCCCGGGGCGTTTTCTTCTGCCAAGCCGGGGGAGCTCTGGTTCGTGATGTCGAGATCGCTGGGCATGCGATCCGGCCATTCGACGTTCTGCAGGCCGGTGATCGGGGTCCAGGTGGGCGTGTCGCCACGACCAACCCGGATAGTGGCGCCGTGCGCCAGTTTCGGGGTGATCGAATATGCGGGAGCGGGCATCGTTCAGGTCCTTTCGCTCAGGGGATGTTGCGCGCGCGGGTGGTTGACGCGCCGAAGGTCAGGGTCAGAGTGCCGACACGGGGCGAGCCCGAGTCGGAAATGTCGATCGCGGACGAGATCAGGGCCACGTCTCGCGTGTCGGTCATCAGCGCGTCTTCGATCGGGCCGATCAGCGCCTCGGCAGCGTCGTCGAGCGTGTCTTCGCCCTTGGAACTGTCGTCACCGGGGCAGGCGATCTTCACGACGACGATGGCGCGGAACTCTTGCCCGTCGCTGTCCTGGGCGACCGCCTCGCGCAGTTCGGTCGGGACCGCGATGCCGATTACAGGAAGCGAAGTGGGATCAAGCGCCTGAGACCATGCCGAAATCAGGGGGCGCCCGACGAGCTGCGGAAAATCGTCGGCGGCTCTCCGGACCGCTGAGATCAGATCGCGGCGCAGGGTCTTGCGCTGAATGCTCATCAGCGGTTCAGCAGAATGGCGACCAGACCGGTGCCGCCCGTGATCGCGATGTCGCCCTGCAGATAGGCGCTGATCGTGTCGAGCGGGATCGCCCGGACGGCGCCGGCGGCAATGGCGTCGACCGCGTAGCCGCCCGAGATGTCGATCGTCCCGACGCCGTCACGCGTGACGCTGTCCGCGCCGTCGCCATCGATCACGGGCGAGATCGCGCCGGCGGTCGGGTTCCGGAGGATCAGAACCTGGCGCGAGTTCTGCACATAGGTGAAAGTGTCGCCCGTGCCGGTCAGCGTGGTTTCGCTGACAAGACGCTGGCCCGGGCCCGACATTGACGTTGCGGCTATGATCGCCATTCAGTTCTCTCCTGTGAGGGGTTGGCCTCTGACGCTCACTCGGTCGTGTCTTCGAGTTCGCAGATCAGATGCGCGTCGGCAGCGGGTGAGCCCTGCGGCCAGACATTGAGGACGCGCAGCGTGCCCTGCGCATCTTCGACGAGATCCCCGCGCCTGAGCTCGGGCACGAGGTCCCGGCGCACGCGCCAGCTCGGCGAGGTGACCAGCACGTCGACACCGTCCGGGCCGATGGCGCGCACCGGCGTGCGCCGCAGGATCGACTGGACGGGGCGCGTTGCTCCGCCGGTTGGCGTGTAGGGAACAAGCGCACCGAACGTATCCGCAAGCGCGCTTGCCATGCCGTCGAAGACAGCGGTCATTTTCTGGCTTTCTCGGCGGCGCGTTTTTCTGCCTCGACCTTGGCCGCTGCTTCGGCCTCTTCGCGCTCTGCCTCGGCCTTTGCGGTAGCTTCAGCTGCTATGCGCTCCGCTTCCGCCTTTGCAGCGGCTTCCGCCTCCTCCCGCTCTGCCTCGGCCTTTGCGGCGGCTTCAGAGGCTTCGCGCTCCGCTTCCGCCTTTGCAGCAGCTTCCGCCGCCTTCCGCTCTGCCTCGGCCTTTGCAGCGGCTTCCGCCGCTCGGCGCGCTGCTTCGGCGGCTGCAGCCGCCGGATCCTCGATGGCGTGCCCCTCGTAGATCAGCCTCGCCGCCTCGGGTGCCGGGAGTTCCGCCATGTCCCCAGGAAGCACCGGCGCCGCTGCGGGATCGAGGACAAGCGCGGTGCGGGCGATCACCCGCACCATGTTGTTATGAGATGTCCTGGCCATCACCGCACCTGAACATACATCGCGGCGTTGACACGCGAAGGAACCGGGAGGGGGGCCGAGGCGGATTCGATGAACACGCGGCTGGGATTGTGTACGCGGTACATCTTGGGCCACCAGCGCGCGGGGATCAGCGCCTCGTCGTCGAGGATAGCGCCGTAGGCCACCACGCCCTGCATCTGGCGCCGACTGCCCAGGATCACACCGTGCGGATGCATCATGTTCTTCGCCACCCCGCCCTCGGTGTAAGGCTGGGAATAAGTGAAGTAGTCGATATTGCCGACCGTGCCCTGATACGATCCCCAGGCATCGGTGCCTTTCGGCGATTGGAACAGATTGATGTCGCCATCGTTCTGCCGACGGTTGTCGAGCCGGTCGCGGAAGGATTGTTCGGCCACAAGCAATTCGAACGCTTCGCCGCCCATGACGCAGGTGTCGACCACAGCACCGGAATTGGTCGCCACGGTCTGCGACCAGGTGCGCAGGTTCTGCGAGGGGGAGACCCCGGATTCACCCCAGCGGGCCGTCGTGGTCAGCGCCAGCGTCTGTCCCGCTTCCCGACCGAAGCTGATCGTCGAGGTGGGGAACTCGTCCGACTGGACGGTGATCGCACCCGTCGCCAGGATTGTCGAGGCCATGGCTTCGACACGCCGCATGACCTGCGCCTCCTGGTCCAGGAGGATCTGGCTGATCCGGTCCGCACGCCGCTCAAGCGGGCTCATTTCGCCACCGACACGTTCGCCCGGGCGAATATCCAGCATGCTCGACGGGGTCAGCGGCGTGAGCGGTTTGAGATAAGCGGGCTCGAAGCTGTCGATCTTGAAGCCGCGCTCTGCCTGCGGAACCGCGACGCTTTCGGGATGGACGTATTTCGCCACCTCCCGGGCCATGTTCAGAACGTGGAAATCCACGCGCCGGGTGTCGAAGAGCCGAGCGCCCGGAAAAAACAGGTTCACCAGGAATTGCTGCGGCCGGTCGAGCGGGCGCACAACCTCGACGAGCTGGCGCGAGGAGTAGATGGGAGCAGTGTCGGGCATGGAAATCTCCTCAGGCCGGGTTGACGTTGCGAACGAACAGCGGCCGTCCGGCGGCGAGGAACGCCGCTTTTACGGTCGCTGCCGTGTGCCCCGCGCCGAAGTTGAGCTTGGCAGCGTCAACCTCGCCACTGTGCAGGATGAGCGCGTCGGCATCCGCCGAAGCGGCAGCGGCATCCGTCAGCAAGATCGCCGCCGGCTCTTCCGAGCCATCTTCTGCGGCGGCGATACTGAGGATGTACTTGCCGGTAGCCGTGATACGGCCCAACACGGCACCCCGCGTCAGGTCGGCGGCGGTGCCGATGACGGCCGCATCGGTCATGACCGGGTACGGACCGACAATCAGCCCGTTCGGATCATAGGTCGTGGTTTCCTTGAGCGGCATATCAGCCTTCCTTGTTCAGGCGGCGCGCCTGCGCGGCGGCCAGTTCCGGGGGAAGTTTCCCTGCCTGCCGTCCGGCGGCAGGGGACGGCGCCGGCGCGCTTCCGCGCCCGCGCATTTTGGCGGCCAGCCCGCCCGAGCCTTGAGGAGCCACGGCCAGTGCTTTCTTCGCCTGGGCCGGCGTCATGTCGGTCTGCGTGGCGAAGTAGGCGGCTTGCGCAACCGTTTCCGGCGTGGCCGACGAAAGGATCGTCGCAATACGGCCGCGCTCGGCAAGAATGGCACGCCGCGCTTCGTCCTGATCGGATTCAGCCGCGTCATCTCCGTCCTCGCCTTCGGCCTGATCCTCTTCGTTCTCGGTTTCGGATTCCTCTTCGGTTTCCTCGGCCTTTTCCTGCTCGTCGTCTTCGGTCGCGGCGCGCGACCGCTGACCCCCGCCAAGCAAGTTGGCGAAGCTGAATTTGGTCATCGTCTTCTCCTTTGTGTCAGCCGGTAGCCCCGGCCAGGTGGGTGGCGAACAGGCCTAGAGCCTCTTGCGCCGGCAGAATTGCGTCGATCAGGCCTGCGCCGAGGGCATCCGCGACGCCTTTCGGACCATCGAAAGCGCGCGCCTCGGTCGCCAGGATGTCGGCAGCGCTGATTGCGCCCCGCCGCCCTGCGGCCACGCTGTCTGCAAAGACCGCTCGAATGGCTTGCAGCCGGGCCTCGATGTCCTTCCGGGCGGTATCCGACAATGGCAGGTAAGGGTGGCCATCGGCTTTGAGCGCTCCGGCCTGCATCACGGTAGCGGTGATCCCCTGCATCTTCAGCATTTCGGAAATGTCGAAGTGAGTGGCGATCGTGCCGATATGCCCCACGCCCCCCATGCGCGGGGCGCTGATCTGATCCGCGGCGCTCGCGAGCCAGTAACCCGCCGAGTAAGCCATATCTTGCACGGCTGAGATCACGGGCTTTGTCTCTCGCGCCGCCATGATCGCACCATGCGCTTCGTCAACGCCGGAGACGTAGCCACCGGGACTGTCGACAAGCAGGGCGATCCCGCTAACCGTGCTATTCTCGGCTGCGTGCTCGACCTGCCAGCAGAGTTCCGCGCAGCCGGTAGCCCAAGACCAGTTGATGATTTCAAGTTCGGGGACGATCAGGCCTCTGATCCCGATGAGCGCAACCCCGTCCACGATGGCATAGGGCGGCACTCCCTTTTCGGCTTCGGCCATCGCGGTCCAGATCCAGCGAGGACCTGCAAGTTGGGTGTTGCCCCGCGCCGCCAAGACCTTCGCGGCGCGCTCTTCTGCCCAAGCGAGGAAATCGCCTTGTGCGGCGGGTAGATGACCGAGCAACGCGCCCGGCGCAAGGCGCGCCAGCGCGGGAGCGGGGGACGTATCCATATTCGTATTCCTTTGGTTATTCGTCCGCAGCCGGTCGCATGTCCGGTCCGGTGACACCCATGATCGTCGCGAATTTCTCCTGCGCGGGATGCATGACGCCGGCTGGCATCTGCTCGATTTCCCGCGCGATCTGCCCGAGATTGTCGCTGTAATCCGCGCCCGACAGCTCGGCCGCCTCGTCTTCCATCGTCGACAATCCGAGCGCGACACGGATTGCAGAAGCCTGAGCTTCCTTGACAGGGTCGACGAAACCGCGCCCCGGGCCAATCCATTTGGCTCTCATCCAGGCACCTGGGGCTTCGTAGAGCGTGGGCGCTCCAGACGGGAGGCGGACCAACCCGAGGTCTATTGCGTCCTCCATCACAGCAAGCCGGATCGGCTGGCAGAAGCGAGACGCGAACTCCTGACGCCTGGACATGAACCCGCGCCAGATCTCCACAAGAGCGGCTCGAGCCGAAGAATAGTTGACTTGGCTCCAGTCCATCGCGAGCTGCTCGTAGGACATTCCTAGCCCGGTCGCGATGCGGCGAAGAACGGCGGTTTCGAACATCGCATATTGTCCGGCAGGACGGGTGACGTTCACGCTCTCGATGCTGTCGCCGGGCGCGAGGACGGGCAGGCGGACCCCGCCAAAGGTAAGGCCGCGTTCCTTCATCAGCGATTGGCGAGCGTCGTCGAGTTCGGTGAACTGACCGTCGGAAATCAGTTCCTGGACAGCCTCGGGTGACAGCGGAGAAGAAATGAACAGGCCGAGGATAGCGCTCAGCACTGCCGCCTGGAGCTCGACGCGCGCGTGCTTATCCTGCATTTTCATCGCGTCCATCACTGGAGCGAGGCGACTGATGCCCCGCGTCTGGCCGTCGCGGTGACGCTCGAAGAAATGTGCGACCTGCGGTCGGTACCAGGGCAGTTCCCTTTCCCAGCGGTCCCAAACTTGGTTCTGGCCCCAGCCGAACATTGCCAGTTCGTGCTGCCGTCGAAAGTGATACGCGACAGGAGCTCCCCATGCGTCGAGCTCGACGCCTTGGCGCATCAGCGGCGTGTCGGGCGCGTTCTGCGGATTGGACAGCAGATCCGGGTCTACGATCCTGAGACAGGTTCGGAATGGTCCGGGTCCGCCTTCGCGCCAGTGAATCACCGACAAGGCATCGCCGTCGATCATGCCGGTGCGGTAGGCCATGCCGACGAGGCCGCCCCAACCCTGAGTGCGCGTGACATCCGCGCCATGAAGCGGATCGTCAGCCCAGGTGCGAAATGCGGCATCCATCTGTTCGCCGATCTCGCTTGCCTCTTCGCGGCTGATCCCCAATACGCGCCAGTCCGGTCGCGCAGAAGGACGGAACTGCGCGCCGATAACGGCGTCCGTTTCACGCTGGATGCCGCCGGCGGCAAAGCCGTTATTGCGAGCGAGATCCCGAGCCCGTGCGGTGACAGGGTCGCGGGCGGCGCTGAGCTCGGAATCCGGATGCTCGCGGTGCGGCATCCACGCGCCGAGCTCTTGGCTCATAACGTCAGCAGCGTCATAGGCTTCGTGCCCGACCAGGGCGGCCAGCGCTCGCCGGTTGGACCGAAAAACGGGAGTAACGCTCACCGGAAGCGGACTCCGATTGCGCGACGGCGGCCGGTTCCAGCCTGAGCTTTCAGATCCTCGATATGACGATCGAGTGCGGCCAGATCGGCGGGCTGGAACTTCAGCGATTCATCGCCTTGCCGCATCTCGGTGGGCGCGCGGCCGGAAATCAGATCGAGGCGGCGCTGCTCAGCGGCTTCGATCTGCTCTTGAAGGGTCGGCATGTTACCTCCTGATCAGACGCGCGAAGGCATCTTTCGAGTTCGTTGGTTTGTCGTCTTCGCTACGCGTTGTCGTTTCGACGGGCAGACGTGGCATTGCTTGCTCAGACAGCGGGACATGCGGGTCGGCGGTAACGGCAGTGACTGTGCTTGCTGGAAGATCGAACAGGTCCGGCTGCCCCTCAGGCGGCGCAATGCTCCGTTCCAATTCCAGTTGGCCCCATTGTTGATCTGTCATCGCGGCCCAACCCTTTTTGCGGGCGGCGGCCTCGGCATAATTCATGGCGTCGAGGCATTCGTTGCGCCGGGACGGTTCGACCAGTTCCCATTTCGACGTCATCGCGCCCGAGGACGCGCGCTTCAGCACCCGGACCTCGGACGTGATCTGCCGGAAGTACTCGTCGCCCAGCCCGGTCGCGAAGGCGACGTATCCGCGTCCTTCGGGATCTTCCTTCGCAAGCCAGCCGTAGAAATCGGCCTTAAGCTGACTCACGTTCACGACCCAGCGGCGCTTTTGCCGTTTCGCGACCCGTCCGTTTTCTTTCCGGGTGGATTGCGGTTGCAGCACTGGCCCGTTCGCGCTGCTTGCCCCCTTCACCGTGATCACTCGGGTAAAGGGGTGCGACTTTGCCCAGTCGAGCACATCCGCCGTGAACGAACCCTCGTCGACGGCCATCATGTCGAGCGGGAGCTCCAGCCCGAGCGTCGTCCTCCAGGTCGATTTCAGCAGCGCGTTGAGCGCCGCGCGGCCCTCTTCGTCGCCGATGTAATGTGGGATCACCCGATGCTCGACGACCCAGCGCCGCAGGTCCCGACCGAAGGCGACGATCGAGACCTCGATACGGTCCCCCTGGAAATCGACGCCGGCGGTCAAGAGGACCCCGGACGCTGGGACGCGACCCAGCGGCAGCACTGTCTCGGGCTCCGCATTCTCGACGCGGTCGCGCAGCTTTTCCCAATCCGGCCCCTTGCTCGCCTGCTCGTAGGGAAGGCCCAGCACATCGTTCCAGAAGGTCTGTTCGGTCTCGACCTCGACCTTGTCCCGGGCTTCCTCATCGGTCTCGACCCGGGCCTGCACCCCGGTCCAGCCCATGACTTGGGCGTATTCGACCGCGATCGACGCCCAGTCCCGCTGCGGGACATAGGCCCGCCACAGGTGGAAACCCGGATGATCGCCGTGCGGGTTGTGCGCAACCCAGTCTCCCGCCGCCACCATCACGCGCTTGTCGGCGTGGTTGATGACGGCGCCGCAGGAATCGCAGCTGAAGCACGCCGCCCCAAGGCGCTCGGGGTCGAGGTTCTTGCGAAAGTTCTCCCAGGTCAGGGGCGCGCGGTGCCCGCAATGCGGGCAAGGCACATGGTAGTGTCGCTGGTCCGAGCGTTTGAACGCCCGGGTCACGCGGCAGGTGCCCTGGATCTGCGGCGTCGAGATCCGCACGATCTTGGCTTCCTCGAAACCAGAGGCGCGGCTTTCGGCCAGCTTCTCCGGGTCGCCCTTCGGCGTCATTTCGAACTTCGCGACATCGTCCATCAGCACGAGGCGGCGCGTCGTGCCGGCAAGGTCGTCGGGCGATCCCGCGCTCACCACCTTCAGGGTCCCGTCGCGGCGCAGGGTTTCCTGGTTGTGCAGCGTGTCGGTCTGGTCCCCGCGCCCCTCGCCGAAGATCTCGACGAGGCTGGGAGCCTGCCGGCGAATCGGCATCCATTTCGTGCGGACCCATTCGGTCGCCGCCGAGCTGGTCGGGTGAACCACGAGGCTGTCGAGCGGGCCGTATTCGTGCCAGGCGGCCAGTGTCGGGATCAGGACCGAGACGGTCTTGCCCCATTGCGCCGACCCGCGCAGCGTGACCTCCCGCGAGGGATGCTCCGGGCTCAGAACCTCGTGCACCTCGCGCAGGAACGGAAACAGCGAAATATCGAACTTGCCGGGAAACGGCGAGCGCGCATCGAACTCGATATTGTCGGTACACCAGCGGGTGATGTCTGGTGGCAACGGCGGTTGCATGGCCTGCGCCATCCCGCGGAGGATGGCGGCTTCGGCCGATGACAGGAAACCCATCAGACCTGCTCGGCCTTCTCGGCATCGGTCATTCCCGCCGTCCCGGCCAGATCGTCCAGCTGCTCGGCCCGCGCGGTGCGGTGGGCGCGCCAGCGATCCATCATGACCTTGCGGGTTTCCCGGTAATCGACGCCCATCTGGTCTGCCACGGCCCGGGCCATTTCCCGGACCAGCGACTCGAACAGGGCCACTTCCTTCGCGAGCGCCTGTCCCGATTGCCGCTGGACCTCTTCGGCCAGAAGCCAGAGCCCTTCGTCGCGCGCATTGTCCCGGCGCGCTTTCCGGGCCTGCTCTTCCTTGATCTGGAGCGTTGCCAGCTCCAGGCGATCAGGATCGCGGTCACCGACGGGCCCATCGTAGCCCCGTGTGGGGTTGCGGCTCGCCTGCGCGTCGGGCTTTTCGTCACTGGTTCCTTCTTCGGAGACGGCCCTCAATGTCCGCCGGGTCTCGCGCCCGTTGCCCGTCATCTGGCCGAGGTCGAGCTTGCGCCCCAGTGCGTCGGCCACCTTGGCCAGGTCGAACCGGCGTGCGCGGCCCGTTCCCTCGTAGCAACCTTCCAGCTTTCCCTCGCTCACATACTGGCTGATGCGAGGCTTCGAGAGCCCGAGCCGGGATGCAAGTTCGGTTGCGTTAAGGTTGGCCATGGCCCTTTCCGTTGTTAAGTTAAGGCTTTCCAGATCGTTAAGAGCGGCGACACCCACGGGGCGCGAATTACCCGCGTGCAGGGGTTGCCCGGGAAGGACCCGAAGGGGGCCGGGGCGAGGTCACCGCGAGGTCGCGAGCGCCCGGTCGAAGGCCCGGCGAAGATTGACGCCCAACCGATCGCGGTAGATCGCGGCGACGGTTCCTTCGAACTCCAGCACCGGCGTGTAGGTCGGCACTTTGTCCGAGAATTTCAGCACCCGCACCGGGATGTCGTCCGGAGCGTTGCGGCGATACACCCCCGGCGCCAGACCGTGCTTCGGGACGAAGTACCGCGCCCGGTTGCGCGCCCGGCGGGCCGAGCGCTGCGTGGTATTCGCGGCGCCGTCGCGTTGCGCCTGCAGCTGCGAGAGCACCTGGTTGCGTTCCCCGCGCGACCAGTTGCCGTAAGCATCGAGGCGGGCGCCTTCGAACGGCCCATCCGTCGCCGGGATTACCGTGCGCAGGATCTGCGCCGACACGACATGCTGATCGATCAGCTTCTCGATGCCTGTCTGCGGGCGACCGCCCCCTTGGTTCTGGACCTTCAGGTAATGGCGCCGGCCCACCGAGGGCTTTTCTTGCACCTTGGCGGTGCGGTCGGATTTCGTGGCGCGCCAGACCTGGAATGCTCCGAGCGTCCAGCGTGTCGGGCGGTCGAACTGGACCTGCATTCTGTCCTTCAACGCGTCTAGTGCATCGTCCGCCGTCCAGTTCAGAGCCCAGACCTCGATCTGCGGCAGCTGGCGCTGCAAGAGATCGCCGGTGCGTTTCAGGAAGTCCGATGCGTCCAGGGCCATCTCAAAAGACATGAGCCGCCTCCTAACGCAAAGCGCCCGCTCGGGTGTTCCCGGCGGGCGCAGCTTTAGATGATGACAAAGAGATACGATCCGGTTGAGGTAAGCGTCAAGCCCCTTTCTTCAGCGGAGCGCTGGGGCGGCGCGCGCCATCTGATCGAGCGAGCTGGCGAGGGCGGCCTGAGCCCGGTTGACCGAGTCACCATAAACTGACCACGCGTGCGATTTCAGGACCTCGGTCAGGGTCAGCCCTTCGATGCAGACCATGTCGACCAGCGCGCGGGTCGTGATGCTGCGCCGCTTGCCGCCCCGGTTACGCGTGACCTCCAGTGCGTACCCCGTGCCAATGGCGGCCTCCATCCTGCGAATCGCATCACCCTCGGCCAGCACGGCGTCCATGTAGCTGCCGCCTCCGGACCCTTGGCTGCCCCGGTCCTGCGCCTCGACGGAGACGCATTTCAGGCCGACGGAGCTGTGCCGCTCGACCAGCGCGCCATAGCGCCGCCCGGCATCGACTTGCGACGGCGTGAAGGGTGCAGATCCGCCGCGCCGCTGGGCCTGCTGTTCCATCACGTCGAACACGTCGCTGGCCCGCGCTGCATCGCGCCCCGAGAAACCGACGTGTTGGGGTTCATAGCCGTTGGCGGTCGCGCGGACAGCCTGCGGCGCATAGGGCAGGGTGATCCCGCGCGCGGGCGCCACGGGGATCTCCGGACCGCAGCTGCTCGGCGCGTGGGCCCTGACCTTCATCAGCTGCAGCCGATCTTTCTCTTTCGCCGGCGTGAGGACGATCTGACGTTCCCGGGCGATCACCTTGAGCGCGCCTTGCCGATAGCCGATCAGCCGGTCTACCGCCGCGTCCAGATCGCTCTTTCTGATCATCTTTCCCATATCTTGTGCCTCACTTTCTGCTCTGAGCTAATGATTGATTCTCGTTGGTCTTGAATGGGTCGTCAGGGTCGTAAGACAAGAATGCTGGGTCGTTAGACGCTGAGAGACCTGAGAAAGGATATGCGGGGATAACAGGGAGTTACCGCGTATCTGGGTCGTCAGGGTCGTATGGGAGCTAAGGGCACGCACTACGTCTGAAACACCATTCCCCCGAACCCCTCAAACCGCGCTTCCCTATACACGCGCGCAGCAACGTCCCGAACGTCCCTGACGACCCGTCCCGTCGCATAAGCCCCTGAAACGCCGCGCGAACCCCCGAACCCCTCGGAAGAAGGCGACGACCCACAGGGGGCTTCTGGACGTCCCTGACGACCCATGGGACATCGAAGAAGGGGGTGCGGGGCGTCAAAGCAGGTCACCGTTCTGCCGGCGCAGTTCGGCGCGCTGTCGGTCGAGCTGGTGCTCTTCGAACCGCTCCCTGAAGGGGTGGATCAGCACGATGCCGTCGTAAAACGGGTCCGAGGATTTGCGGGCAGTGAAGGTCTGCCCTGTCACCGGGCTCTTCCACTTGCCCGCCTTTTCCTTCAGCCGCCTGAACCGCGTCCGGGGCGTCCAGACGCCTTGACCGCCCTCATCGAGCCAGAACGCGAAGGCGTCCGACAGATCCTTCGACCGCATCGAGTGTTCGGGATTGCCGGTCACGCTGCAGCACGTCGTCAGGAATGTGGCGAGCGGGTCGCTGTCTTCCCGGTACTCGGCCGTGGCCGCGAGGACCTGTTCCGGTACCTGGAGCCCGTGCGCCAGGTAGTCGCGCAGGCCGTCGAGCAACCAGTTGAAGATGCCGTCGCGCTCTCCCCAGAGCTTGTCAGACAGGCCCGCGTCCCGTTCGTCGGGCGGGATCTGGACCTCGAAGGGCACCAGCATCACCCGGCGCCAGATCCCGTCATCGCCGCCGCGGATCTCGGGCTTGTGGTTGCCCGAGATTGTCAGCTTGAAGATCGGATAGACCTCAAGGAAATTCACCCCGTAGGGCGGGCGCACCAGGATCGGCTCGCCGCCGGTCAGTTCCTTCACCATGCCTTCCTGCAGGTTCTGCCCGTCGTCAGGTTCGGACATCCGCATGAAGCGCGCGCCCACCATCGGCATGAGGTCGGGCGTCGCATCGCCGCCGCCCCGTCGGTTCTTGCCTGTGATCGTCTCGATCTTGCCGCCGGCCGCATAGTCGCCCATGATCTTCGCGATCAGGTCGACCAGCACCGATTTGCCGTTGGCGCCCGTGCCGTAGAAGAACGCGAATTTCTGTTCCGAGGTCAGGCCGGTCATCGAATACCCGAACCATCGCTGCAGGAAGCGCCGCATCTCCGGGACCGGCTGGATGCGCTCGATGAACTCGATGAATTGTGGGCATTTGGCCTTCGGGTTCAACGCCACGGGCATGACCTTCGTCAGCAGCAGCGTCCGGTCGTGATCCTGCCGATCGACGATCACCACAGGCGGGGGCGGGTTCATCCCGCCGTCGTCTTCGCCGGGTTCGGTCCGGAACGTGAGAACGCCGCCCCGGGTGTTGATGGTCAGCGGATCCCGATCGAGATCTTCGAGGGGCCGGGCGATGATCGCCGCCGCCTCGGTCAGCAGGTTCTTGATCGAGTTCGAATTGCCGGCGTTCTTGGCATGCGTGAGGCGACGGCCAACGGATTTCGCGCGCTTGTCGCGGATCCGGTCGGCCTCCTTGCGCAGGGCCAGCAGGAAGGCGAGGCGCTTCTCCTGGACCGCGTCCCGATCCTTGCTCGCCATGTCCATGAGTTCGGTGACCTCGTCCTTGGTCTCATCGACCTCGCGCAGAACGGCTTCGTCCTCTTCATCGACGGGCAGAAACCAAACCTCCTGGCCGATCAGGTCAGTGAGCTTGTGCGCAAGCCGCCGGACCGCCACGCCGTCCGGATCCTTGATGAAGCGCATCTCATCCCAGACGAAGAAGCCAGCATTCGGCACGTAGACCAGGTCATGCCCGAAATGCGTGAGCAGCCGTTCCCCGTTGCCGTAATCATTCAAGGGAAAATCGACGCAGCGGGCGGCGGGCGGAAGATCTTCGCTTTCATCCGGGGTGCGGGGCGGCGGGGCGTCCTGGTCGTCATCGAAACCCGGGGTTTCCGGCGATGCCCCATCGTCTGCGGAATCCGGGACCACGACGTCATCGGGCAAGTCGACCTCGACCGCGCCAGCCATCAGCTCGCGCACCCCCTCGATTCCCTTCGGCATGTCAGATGTCTCCCTTCAACTCGGTCAGCGCCGCGTCGAGCGCGCGCAGATCGGCCTCGTAGAACCGTGCCCATGGGCCCGGCCCGTTCTTCGTCCTGGACCCGCGCGCCCAGAGGCGCCGATAGAGATCGCGCCAGCGCGGCAGGTCGGTGATGTCTATGCGCGTGGACCAGCTGTCCTTGCGCAGCTCGGCCGCGCCGGCGGCGCGATCGAGCGTGATGGTCAGGGCTGCGCCGGCGGGCATGCTTCGCCCTCCAAAAGCACGTCGTTGAGATCGAGGCCGGGCGGGCAGGGCACGATCCGGGCCGTCAGGCCGGGGATCTTCGCCATGGCGCGGCGGGCGCCGGACATGAGCTTCGCGCGGGTCATCTTGGGATCGCTGTCGCCGTCTTCGATCAGCACCAGCTCGCGAACCCAGGGCGGCGGAACAAAGGCCGCATCATCGGTCATGTCGGGCAGTCCCGCGTAGCGCAGGCCCTTGCCCTGGCGCATCTTGCCGGCGATGTTGCCGAGATCGACGCCCGCCCAGAACGCGGCGCCCGGATGAAGGCCTGAGACCATCGCCGTCAGCGTGGTCTCGATGCCTTCGGCCATGACAAGGGTGCCCTGCAGCACATTGGGCGTATGCAGCCTGATGGCCGCGCCCTTTTTCGAACCCCAGCTTTTCTTCACCTTCAGGGGCTGACCGTCATGCTCGATACGAAGCTTCCCGCGCGGCTGCGACAGATCGAACCAGGTGCGATGCACAGCCGTGCCGGTCGCGCCGGGTTGCTGGATCGCGGCCAGCATGGCGGGCCCCCGATGCGCCTCGACCCATTGCCCGCCCGACGACACCATGTAGGGCAGGGACGGATGGTACCGCAGGCAGGGTGGCAGGATCGGTAAGCGATCCCGGGTAAAGCCGCGCAGTGCGAGGTAGTCGCGCACCGGCGAGTCCTCGGCCGGCAGGCCTTCATGCCAGATCCGACGCGCCTGCCGGATCGCCTCTTCACGGCGCCGGTTCGCGGCTTCCTCGAATTTCCTGCGCCCCTCGATGGCGCGGCGTTCGCGCTCGGCCAACTCTTCGCGGCTGAGTTCCTGACGATCGCCGCAGAGCCAGGTCAGCGCCTCGGGCAGAGTGCATCCGCGCAGCCAGCGCACGAGCTGGATGCCGTCGCCGGCATTGCCGCAGCGCCGGCACTGAAACACGCCCTTCGAGACGTTGATCGCGAAGCGGTCGGTGCCGCCGCATTCGGGGCAGGGGCCAATCAGCTCGTGCCCCGCGCGCTTGAGCCCGTCGATCGACAGGACCATGGCGATCTCTTCGATCGAGCGCGCGCGGGCTTCGACAAGGCGGGGATCGTCTCGGGTCACGGCTGCAGCCCGCCATAGATATGAACCGGCAGGTTATGGGCGAGCGCGAACCGCAGATCGCGCCAGACCATCGGGCAGCGATCCCAGCCCGGGATGTCGGGAATGGCGATCAGCGCTGCGACGTTCAGGATCGGCTGCGACCAGGCATCCCAGAAGACCCGGTCCAGAGGGTCGGGCGTGTCATCGTTCAGCACCTTTGCATGCGCGGCCTCGGCGATCTGCACGGTGGGTGCGAGCGCGGTGCAGCCGCAGGCCGCAAGGCGCCCCACCTCATTCGCGGCCCGGATCGACATCAGCACCGAGCGCTCGACGCGCCAGGCGCCCCGGATCTGTGCTTCGGCGTGGTATGGCGCGGAAATGTAGACGATGCCCGCGCAGTTCCGGCTGACGCGGGCGGGCGACGATCCCGCAACAACAAGCGCCGACCACGGCCCCCTAGGATTGAGCACGGGCGCCCAGTCGATCCGCTTCTGATCGGGCAGTCGCGGGCGCTGATCCGGTATCGTAGGCTGGATCGTCACGCAGGCACCCCACGTTCGATCTGCGCGCGCCGGCGCAGCACGGCCAGCAGCGCCGGCTGGCCGTCAGTCGTGATCCTGTTCTTCTGGTCGCGGATGACTTCGGTCAGCAGCTCGAAGCGGGCCTTGGCCTTAGCGGCATCCACGCCGAGATCCAGCGCCAGTTCACCGAGCTTCTGACCCGAGGCCAGACCTTCGACCAGGTCGAGGTCAAGGTCGGTACCGAAAATCGGATCGGCGGCCAGCGATCCCAGGTGAAACCAGACTTCGCGCTGCAGTCCTCTCAGATCATCCGGGCAGGCCGTGCCCTTGTTCCGGGCGGCACCCTGCGGCGGGATCGAGGGGGAAGGAGTCACCACCGCCGCAGGGGCCGCTTTCTCGCCGGTCCGGGCCGAGGGAACGTCCCGGACCGGCGCGCGCTCCCGGGGGCCTGCATTCGCGGGCGCGCTCTTCGGCGCTTCCGCGACCCCGGAAGTCTTGGATTGGGTGTCCCCCGGCGCAGCCTCGGCCGACACGCCTTGCGGCGACCCGATGCACTCGTCGGCGGGCGTCTTGCCGGGGGACAGAGCGGGGGCGACATCGCTGCCGGAACGGCCCCCGGTTCGAATGGCTTTCGGCGCTGGCGCTTTGGGCTTCGTCAGCCCAAGGCTGCGGCCACGATAAGATACCGCCGGCACCGGGCGCCCGAGCGCCTCGGCGATCGCGGGCCAGCTGTCGCCCGCCGCGTGCATGCGTCGGATCGTGTCTTCCTCTTCCTTCAGCCAAGGGCCACGCAGCAGGCCGTCCTTGCCGATCTGGCGCTCGCCAAAGGGCAGGGGCGATGGCGCGGCCGAGACTGTGCTAGGCGCGGCCGAGGCAGGCGGCGCGGCCGAGACTGTGCTAGGCGCGGCCGAGGCAGGCGGCGCGGCGTCTTCGTCATTTGCGGCCTCAGCCTGAGGCACCGGCGCCGCTGGATAGGTCGCGGTCGCCGGCACGTCATCGATCTCGACAACGGTGTCGACCGGCCCGGGTGTACCCCAGAGCGACGGAACACGCAGGGTCGTGTCGCGGTCGGTCAGCGACACGGTGACCTCCATGCCGGCGCGCTCCAGGACGCCGCCGGCATCGCACAGCTTGCCCATCGCGTCGCGCAGCTCGCGCGTTTCGGCCAGTGTCATCTGTTTCAGGCTCGGGTGCATTCCACGTCCTCCGGGCGGGCGGGGGTTTCGGCGGCTGTCACGACGCGAGGCGCCCACCAGACAAGCTCGGTGCCGTGATCCATGATCATGTCGCGGTGCTGGGTCAGCCCGGCGGCATCGAGCCGGGCGAGGGTCGCCTCGATCTCGGGCACGGGCGCCGCGACCTCTTCCCAGATTTCGGCCAGCGTCTTCACGCCCCCATCGGCGCGCAGCCAGACGACGATCCGCACTGCGCACCGACCGCAACGGTTCGCGAGGCGCATGACCTGTTCGTCAGCCAGTTCACCGATAGGGCGGAAGGTTTCGGTCATCAGCGAACGCCGCCGCGAAACGGAACGGTGGCCTGCGCAGGGCCTTCTGCGCGCAGCAAGAGTGAGGCACGGAACTGCATTGAGACCGCGACCAGCTGGTCGATCTCGCGGATCTGCTTGCGGGCCTCTTGCTGCGTGTAATCGTTGGGATCGCACGATGCGGCCGAGTGCGCCTGCGCATGCAGTGTCAGGACGTCGGAAAATTCCTGCGTGATCCGGTGCACATCGGCTGCCAGTGCGCCCTGTTCGATGATCGGCTGGAAGACACCGCCGGCGAGCGCAGCGAAATACTGGGCGATCGGCGCCGCAGCCTCCGGCTTCACGCGCCCCAGCCGGTCGAGATAGTTCACGCCGAGCCCGCCCGGGCGAACGTCCTGGATCTCCGTCCCGTAAGACACCGAGGACCCCGCGATGCCGAGATCTCCGGCGATCTTCTTCTGATCACCATAGGCGTCATAGCAGGCCTGAACAGCCTCTTGGATGGTTCCGGGGGTCGTGGCGCGGGTCATGACGAGGATCCTGTGAATTGCGCGGTGCGGGTTTCGCGTGACGGTCGGGGCCCTTGCGCCCATGGTTCACGGGCGAAAGGAAAGATGCATGTGTTCAGGAAGCGCTGCGCAGCGACGGGTAGAAATCCGACAGCTGGACGCCGAGGCCGAGTTCGTCGGATTTGGCGATGATCTCAGTCTTGGCTTCGTCAGGAACAGAACCTCGGACCATCCAGCTATGGACAGTCGACTTTGGCCGTCCGAGTGCTGCCGCCATCGGACGAACCCCGCCAAACTTCTCGATGATCTTCGATATGTGCTCCATGTCCGCATATAGCGCACAAATGCGGACGCATTTCAAGCGCAGTTTGCGGACGGACGCGGGCGGGCTGTCTATGCAATATGCGGACATGCACAGTTCAGACGACATAACCGTTCAGGTTAAGGCACTTAGGGAGCGGGCCGGGCTGTCCGTTCGAAAGCTTGCGATGAGGATGGGGAAATCCTCGTCGGGCTATCTGCACTATGAAAGTCCCGATCGATACAAGGGCGGGCCGTTGCCGGTCGCTTTCGCCAAGGAGCTCGCCGCGGCGCTGGCCCCAGAGGGCATACCGTCAGAGGACGTTTTCCGCCTTACGGGTTTGCCGGCCGGGAAGGTTGAGCAGGATCCAGTCGACCTTGTTGATATCTACGATGTTCAGGCAAGCGCAGGCCACGGTGTCGTCGTCTACGACGAGGAAGCTGTTGCGCAGCTCGCATTCCCGCCAGGCTATCTTTCAAAACTCACGAGCGCCAAGCCGCAGGATCTGAAGATCATCTCGGTTAAAGGCGATTCCATGGTCCCGACGCTGGCAGAGGATGACGTGGTGATGCTCGATGTCACCAAGCGCGATCTGTCCTACGATGGGCTTTTCGTCATCAAAGACGGCGGCGATGCCTTGCTGGTAAAGCGCATTGGACGTGCTTCTCAGCGGGGCTTTGTGACAATCATCTCTGACAATCGGACAGTATACCCGTCGGTTGAGAAGGCGTTGGCCGATATCGAGGTGGTCGGACGCGTTGTCTGGAAAGGCGGAAAGGTTTGACCGGAAACAGAGCGACCGGTTGAGCAATTTTCTTTTCATCAGCTGAGGCGCGAAATAGCATGTCCGTGTCGGGGAGACACAGGAGGTGTAAAGTGACTGGTTTTGCTGAAAAGATTGAGATCCTGAGCTCGCGTTCAAAAGTCGCGGAGCGGCAGGCCTTGACGGAAGAGGCGACGAAAACCTCTGTCATTCTGCCGTTCATTCAGGCACTCGGATTCGACGTATTCAATCTTGATGAGGTGGTCCCAGAGTTCATCGCGGATGTCGGGGTGAAGAAGGGAGAAAAGGTTGATTTTGCTATCAAGATTGACGGCAAGATCGCGATGCTCGTTGAGGCGAAGCCCGTCGGCGCGCGGCTTGGCGACACGCAGTTCAGTCAGCTTTTCCGGTACTTTACGGTGACTGAGGCACGCCTTGCGATCCTTACCAACGGTCGAGAAGCGTGGTTCTTTTCAGACACCGACGAACCCAACAAGATGGACAAGAAGCCGTTCTTTACGTTCGACTTTCAGAAGTACGACAAGGCCCAGGTCGAAGAGCTGGCGCGATTTCAAAAAGGGCAGTTCGCGATAGATGCGATTATCGAAGCCGCTTCTAACCTGAAGTACACGCAGCAAGCTGCATCTTACCTGAAAAAACAGCTCGAAGAGCCCGATGATGACTTTGTGCGCCTCGTCGGGCGGCAGATTTATGAAGGTTCGATTACGAAGAACGTGGCCGAAGTCCTGCGCCCCGCTATCCAGGCGGCGCTCGATGAAATCATCAGGGACAGAATCCAAGACAAGCTGAGCATTACCTTCCGCCAAGAAAGCCCGGCTGCCGCGCAGGCGGCGCCCGAAATGGCGGCGGCAGAACCGGAGGACGGTATCGTTACGACAGACGAAGAGCGAGAGGCGTTCATGATCGTTCGCGCCATCGCCGCCAAGCATGTACCGATCGAGCGTATTACCCTTAGGGACGCCAAGAGCTACTGCGCGATCCTGATGGACGACAATAACCGGAAGCCGGTTTGCCGCCTCTACTTCAACTCTGCAACGACGAAGAATGTCGGGTTCTTCGATGCGAACAAGGCAGAGACAAAATCTAAGATTACAGTGCCCACCGATCTCTACTTGCATGTTGAAGCGATCGAAGCGGCGGTCAAAGCCTACTCTTAAGTTCGTTTTGACATGCCGAGCACAAGAGCCCTGCCTATGGCGGGGCTTTCGCGTCTGCACTCTACTGGCTGGATCAGCGTCCGATTCGGTGGGGTGTCCGCATATGTCCGCATAATGCGTTGACTGAATGTCCGCATTGTGCGATCACTCTCCCATCACCCGCCGAAGACGCCACCCGGCAGATCGCGGATCACCTGATGGGAGAGGCCGATGCACGACACCACCAACCTGATCGACCGGCTCGGACCCGGCGACGAACGCGCCCGCTGGATCCGCTGGCGCCTGCTCAAGCGCGAATACCGCGCCCGGAACTGCACTTTCCGCACCACGCGGAGGGCAGCGGCATGACCGGGCAGAACCCCCCGATCCTCAGCCCAGCCGCCGTGACCAAAATCGTGGACGTTGCGATGATCTATTTCGACGACGGCGCGCTCTGGACTGCCGCCGCACGCCTCGAAGAGGCTGCGCGGGAAATCCGTAAATGCGCGCAGGCTAAGGATGATGCGCTTGGGCCCCTCCTTAAGCGGGAGGCGGCACAATGACCCACGACACCCTTGCCCGCTGCATCGCGCTGGTGGAACGCGAGGTCCCGCGCCTGCAGGGCCGTGTCACCGCGGATCTTGATCTCGCGGCGCATGACCTCGACAGCCTGGACGTCATGGCCTTCGCGGTCGAAGCCGAGGACGTGTTCCAGGTCCTGATCGACGACAGCGTTCTGGACACGATCACGTCGCCACGCACGCTGGCCGAAGCGGTCGACGCTGCCCTGCGCACCGCCCGCCCGCGCGGGCCGTCGGACAACCCGGCTCTCTACCGTGACGCAGACGCCGACGGCGAAGCCCAGGCCCCGGAGGACGCCGCATGAGCAGCCCGCAAGCCCATGGCGTCTTCGCCCTCATGCCTCGCGTCGACCAGCTGATCGCCGCCCGTGCGCGCATCGATGATCCCAAAGCCACGCCCGAGGACCGGGCAGGGGCGGCGGAGATCATGATCGAGCTCGGCACCGCCTTCGACAAGGGTCGCGCACAGCGTTTCCTGCGCGACCAGCGCGCCGCCTGATCCGGGTTCCTGCCCCGCGCCGCTGAACGCCTCACCGGCGCGCACCTGCCCGGGCGGCGACTGTCCCGCCGCCCGGGCCTTTTCATTCCCCCGAGGTTTCCATGTCCCAGACAGCCACAGCCCACGACGACAGCCCCGTCACCGTCCTGACGCCCCTGGCGGATTGCTATGTTCATTCGCTCAACACCCGGACCGAGCCGCCCTCGGCCGAGATCGAGACCCTGGCCGATTGCATCGCCGATCTCGGCTTGCTGCAGAACCTTGCCGGATGGTTCGACCCGGCCAAGCCCGGAAAAGTCGGCATTGTTGCCGGCGGGCGGCGCCTGCGGGCGATGATCTTGCTGGCCTCACGCGAAGGCCGGTCGCCCGACGAGACGCGCGTACCGGTCAAGCTCGCACCCGACGAGGGTACCGCGCGGATCTGGGCCTCGGCCGAGAACACGGCCAGAGCGGCACTGCACCCGGCTGACGAGGTCCGGGCCTATGGCCGCATGGCCGGGAGCGGGTATGACGCAAACGCCATAGCTCGCTCTTTCGGGGTCAGCGAGCGGCATGTGCGCCAGCGCCTGAAGCTTGCCCAGCTGCCCCAGCCGGTGCTGGGCGCCCTGCGCGAGGGCAAGATCAGCCTCGACCAGGCCGGCGCCTTCACCGTCGCCACCAGCCCCGAAGCGGCCGAGGCTGAGCTGCAGCGTGTGCTGGCCTCGCAGTGGGGCAACGGCGCGGCTGAGATCCGGGGCCGGCTTTCGCGCGCCTCGATCGGGATGCACGATCCGCGCGCCAAGCTGGTGGGCCTCGATGCCTATCGCGCCGCCGGCGGGACGGTGCTGGAAGATCTCTTCACTGACCAGGTGCAGCTGCTCGATGAGGCGATCCTCGACGAGCTGGTGGAACGGCGCCTGTCCGATGCCGTCGATTTCAATCTCGCGCGTGGCTGGAAATGGGTCGAGGCGATCGAGGGTTCAGATCGCTTCGATGCCCAACGGAACATGGAGCGGATCTGGCCCCAGCCTATCGAATTGCCCGAGGCCGACGCGCTCGAACTGGCCGAGCTGCGGGATCGAGCGGGTGAGGAAGAGTTTACCGAAGCCGAGATCGAGCGCATGTATGAGCTCGAAGAGCGAGAGGCCGGAGACTATTCCGACGAAGATCGCGCCACATCGGGCCTATTCCTCTACGTGGGCCAGGACGGCAAAATCGAAACGCACGGTCCCTACCGGCGCCGGGAAGATGCCCCCGGCGCTGCGGATGCAGGCGAGAGCGGCGGCGGCGCGGTCAAGGTCGAGGCGAAGGCCTTGCCGAACAACCTGCTCGAGGACCTCGCGAAGATCCGTCTGGCTGCCCTGCAGCGCCGCGCAGCCGCGCAGACCGAGCTGATGCTTGATATTCTGGCATGGCAGCTGTCGGGCGGAGTGCGCCCCTACGAGCGGGTGCTGGGGATCTCCGTCGACCGACCGTCGATCGCCCCGGAGAAACCCGAAGGCTTCGAACTCCCCGGGTCGCTGGTGGATCCCGAGGCGAGCGTGGAAAGCGCCACGCCCGAGCGCTTCGCCGAATTCCGTGCCCTCGGCAAGAAGCAACGCAACGAGGTCCTCACGCGGGCGCTTGGCCGCTTGCTCATGCCGCACAGTGACATGGCGCCCTGGATCGCAGCGCAGCTGACGCCCGATCCCCGCCAGATCTGGACGCCCACGGCCGCCGGATATCTCGGTCGCCTGCCGGTGCCGGTGCTGGATCGGCTCTGGGCAGAGCTGGTCCCCGAAGATCGCCGCGAGGGGCTGGAGTTCGACGGCAAGAAGAAAGGCGAGAAGGCGAAGATCTTGGAGCGCCTGTTCAACGAAGCCGATTTCCGCGAAGCCCTAGGCCTCTCGCGCGACATGAACGCCCGGATCGACGCCTGGCTGCCCGAGCAGCTGCAATGGCCGAGCGTGGGGGATGAAGGCGATGACTGACGAAAAGCAACAAGTGGGCCGGCTGGCAATGCGCGTCGAAGGCGACTGGTGGGTTGCCTATTATGCGTTGCCCGAAACCATGGAGGGCGCCTTGGAACTCGGGCGTATCCGGATGGCGATCGTCGAGGATTGGCAGGCCAAGGAATTGTTCATGTCTCTCATGCGGGACGCGGTGACCGCGATCATCCGCGACCGCACCGGAGCCAAGGCCGAATGGCCCGAACCGCATGGGCGGCCGGCGCCGGAGCACGAGCGGGCAGGGAGGGGGTGATGCCCGAAGGCCTGACCTGCCCGCGCTGCCACGGCGCCACCACGGTGATCGACTCGCGCGGAACGGTGCTCGGAGATCTCCCGACCATCCGCCGCCGGCGCCGCTGCGCCAGTTGCGATCACCGTTTCACCACCTACGAGCTGCAGGATGCAGTCATCGCCGCCGTCGAGCAACGCCTTGAGGCGATCGACACCCTACGGACGATGGCGCAGCGGCCTGTCACGCTGAAACCTCAGCCACCGCGCCTGCACCTGGCGCATGGACAGGAGGGCACCTGACATGGGCGCGCCGCGTCTCACCAAGGCTCAGATCGAGCGCGCACTCGCGGCCTGGAAGGAGCAGGTGGGCGCGGTAGGGGCCATGCAGGTCATGCCCGACGGTTCGATCCGCGTCGAGGCGCCGGTTGACCGTACCCCCGAACCAAAGCACGATCCGAGGGAGCCGGAACCGTGGTAGATGACATGCGCCTGAAATATGTGACGACTGAACGCCTGCCATCGGGGGCGACGCGATACCGGTTCCGGCGCAACGGCAAGGTCACGACACTACGGGGCGAACCCGGCAGCCGGGAGTTCCATGAACACTACGCCGCGTTGATCGATGGTGTTCCGGTGGTGCCGATGAAAGCGGTGCGGGGATCCGTCGAATGGCTGGTCGGGCTTTTCCTGGAAGATCTGGAGCGAAAAGTTGCCGCGCGGCTGGCGTCACCCCTGACTCTGAAAGGCAAGCGGCATCATCTAGGGCGGCTCGTCGAGGAGTACGGCCCGAAGAGTGCAGAGATGCCGCGCTCGGCCGTCATCAAACTCGCGGACAAATACGCGGCCACCCCGGGCGCGGCCGACAATCTGATCAAGGGAATATCCGGGCTCTATATCTGGGCGATCCAGCGCGAATACGTCCAGTGCGACAACCCGGCGCGGGGTGTCAAACGTATGACCCGCAAGACCAAGGGATTTGCGCCCTGGACCGCTGAAGATATTGCGCAGTTTCTGGCTTTCCACGCCCCGGGCACCACGGCCAGGCGCACGCTGATGCTCGCGGCGTGCACGACGGCCCGGCGCGGGGACTTGTGTCAGATCGGGCGACAGCACGAGGTCACGCGCGGGGGCAGGAAGTGGCTGCGCTGGGAACAGAACAAGGCCCCGCACGAGATCGTCGAGATGCCTATGTCCCGGGCGCTGCTGGCCGACCTGGCCGGCCATGGCAACATGACGTACATCCTGACGAGCTACGGGGCACCCTACAGCGCGGCCGGCCTCGGGAACGCTTTCCGGAAGTGGGCCGACGATGCCGGTCTGAAGGGTCGCAGCTTGCACGGCGTCAGGAAGGGCGTGGCCGCCATGCTGACCGCATCCGGCGCGACATCGGCCGAGATCGACGTGTTGCTCGGCCATGAAATGGGAAGTCCGGAGACGAAGGTTTACGTCCGCAGCGCTGCCCGCGCAGGCCTCGCTGAGACCGTCGTCGACCGCATCGATGCGATGCTCGGATAGCAAAAGTGTACCACGCCTGAGACGCAAAGTGTACCACGCCGAAAATTGCTCAATGAAACCAAGGCAAGTTCACTAAGCGTTCATGCAGGGTGGTAGCCGCTGTGGGACTCGAACCCACACGCCCATCCGGGCAACGGATTTTAAGTCCGGTCTGTCTACCATTCCAGCAAGCGGCCTAACCGTTTTCTTTCAACACTTCGGTGCCGAGGTTGCAAGGTGCAAGTTCCGGGTGGCGTGGGCGAAGTGCCGGGGCAGGCAGAAACGCAGGCCTTGAGACCCGTGGGGAGTGTGGACAGGTTGGAACGGGCGAACGGGGTATCGTCCCGGACCCCGCGTGTGCCGGATGGCTGGCCGTGGCACTTGGGGCGGATGCCTTCCGACGTGCCTCAATCGGGGTCTGGAGGCGTCCCAGAAATCGCGGGCGGGTGTGTCGGGCGCCGGGGGATAAGGCGTTCGGGATAGGACGCGGTGGCAGGATCCGGCTTGGTGACCAGCGCCAGTTCGGCCTCCAGTCGCGCGGTCAGTTGCCGGGCGGCGATATCGTCGGATGAGGCCATTGCGCAGCGTTCTCCTACCTCCTGGGGCGGGCCCGCAGGCCGCGCTGCGGCCAAGCGGCGTTTCGGACGAAACTCTCCGCCCGCTCGAAACTCAGGCCCCCTGTTGCCCGTGACCCGCCCGTTCCAGCGTCGGCGGTTCCAGCGTCAGCGCACGGGCCCGGAGGGCGGGACAACAGCGCCCGGATGGCGGATCGCTGCCTTCCGGATTATCCATAACTGAAATGTGGATTTCCGCTCTTGGCGAGTCAAGCATCCTCTCGTCCCGTCTCGGAAACGCCATTCTTCGCCGTTTCGGGCGGCCCTGCGCCCGAGGCCGACGAGGATGAAGAAACCCCTGCGCGGAAACGCGCGGACCGGCATTCCCGCAGTTCCCCAGACGCCCCGCGCGGCAGATCCTGCTGCGACGTGGCGTCCTGCCGCTGGTCTCTTGACCGCCCCGAAGCAGGGGTTAGGCATAGAGCAGACAAAGGGAGGACCCTCTATGCTTGGTCAGATGATGAGCCAGCCGCTGCTGATTTCCAGCCTGCTGGTGCATGCCGAACGCCACCACGGCAACCGCGAGATCGTCACGCGCCGCCCCGAGGGCGATATCCACCGCACGACCTGGAAGGGCGTCTCCAAGCGTTCGCGCCAGCTTGCCAATGCGCTCGAAGGAATGGGACTAAAGGCCACGCAGCGCGTCGGCACGCTGGCCTGGAATACCGACCGCCATCTCGAACTCTATTACGGGGCCTCGGGCGCGGGCATGGTGCTGCACACGCTCAACCCACGGCTGCATCCCGATCAGCTGGTCTGGATCGCCGACAATGCGGGCGACCAGGCGATGTTCTTCGACCTGCAATTCCTGCCGCTGATCGAGGCGACGGCGCATCGCTACGAATCGGTCAAGCATTTCATCCTGATGTCCGACCGCGCGCATATGCCGGCCGAGACGAAGATCCCCAACCTTCAATGCTATGAAGAGCTGATCGAAAGCGCATCGGACACCTATGACTGGCCGCAATTCGACGAAAATCAGGCCTCGTCGTTGTGCTACACGTCGGGGACCACGGGCAACCCAAAGGGGGTGCTCTATTCCCACCGCTCGACAGTGCTGCATGCCTATGCGGCGGTCGCGCCCGACGCGCTGAACCTGTCGTCGCGCGACGCGGTCCTGCCGGTGGTGCCGATGTTCCACGTCAACGCCTGGGGCCTGCCCTATTCGGCGGCGATGGCGGGGGCGAAGCTGGTCTTCCCGGGGCCGGGCATGGACGGGAAATCGCTCTATGACCTGTTCGAGGCCGAGGGCGTCACCGTCTCGGCTGGCGTGCCGACCGTCTGGCAGGGGCTTCTGGCGCATGTCGAGGCCGAGGGCGCGCGCTTCTCGACGATGAAACGCACGGTCATCGGCGGTTCGGCCTGTCCGCCCGCCATGCTGCGCGCTTTCGACGAGACATATGGCGTGCAGGTTCTCCATGCCTGGGGCATGACCGAGATGTCGCCCCTGGGCACGGTCTGCACGCTGAAAGGCGGGCAGGAGGATCTGGACGGCGACGCCCGTTTCGCCGTGCTGTCGAAACAGGGCCGGGCGATCTTCGGCGTCGACATGAAGATCGTCGGCCCCGATGGCGAGGAACTGCCCTGGGACGGCAAGACCTCGGGCGAGCTTCTGGTACGCGGGCCGTGGATCGTCGACAGCTATTACAACCGCCATGGCGACGATATCCTGCGCTTCGACAAGGCGGGGCTCGGCTGGTTCCCCACGGGCGACGTCTCGGTCATCGACCCCGACGGCTTCATGCAGATCACCGACCGCACCAAGGACGTGATCAAGTCGGGCGGGGAGTGGATCTCGTCCATCGATCTGGAAAACATCGCGATGGGCCATCCCGGCGTCGCCATGGCCGCCTGCATCGCCGCCTATCATCCGAAATGGGACGAGCGCCCGCTTCTGGTGGTGATGAAGAAACCCGGCGCCGAGGTGACGAAGGACGATATCCTCGGCTATCTCGAGGGCAAGATCGCCAAGTTCTGGACGCCCGACGACGTGGTCTTCGTCGACCAGATCCCGCTGGGGGCGACCGGCAAGATGCAGAAGAACAAGCTGCGCGAAGAGTTCAAGGATTACAACCTGCCGACGATTTAGGTTTCGGGCGGCGCGAGGGGGCTGTCTGCCCCCTCTTGGCCTGCGGCCAATTCACCCCCGAGGATATTTTCAGAACAAAGACGCGCAGGGTTAACAAAAGCTGAAGGCCCCGTCTTTGTTCCCTAAATATCCTCGGGGGGATCCAAGGGGGGCAGACAGCCCCCCTTGGCCGCGTTTCGCCACGGGCGCGCGGTTTCAGTCCGGGTGGCTGTCTTGCCAGTCTTCGAGCGCTGCACGCAGCCGTCGGATCAGCACGGCGCGGCGTTTTTCGTCGCCGGCGCCGGTCAGGGCCTCGTTCAGGTCGAGGAACAGGGTCGACACGTCGTTATGCCAATCAAGGCGCGCCACCGCGTCGGGGCGCAGCCGGGGCGGGGGGCGGCGCGGGTTGTCGGGCAGGGATTGAGGCCCGGCCGGCGTCAGGGTGAAGCCTTCGTCCAGCACCGGCCGCAGAACAGGCAGGGGCGACAGCGCGTCGGTTTCGGCCCGTGCCAGCGCCTCCATCGCCGGGGGCTCGCCATGGGTCAGGAACAGCGCCTGCCGGATCGGTCCCCTTGCGGCGATCCAGGCCTGCAGTTCCGGCCCGTCGGCATGGCCGGAATAGAGATCCATCGACCGGATCCGCGCCCGGACCTCAATCGGTTCGCCATGGATGCGCACGCGTGTCGCGCCGTCGAGCAGGATGCGTCCCAGCGTGCCCTGCGCCTGATAGCCCGCCATCATCACCGTTGCGGCCTCGGACCACAGCCAGCGTTTCAGCCGGTGGCGGATGCGCCCCGCCTCGCACATGCCCGAGGCGGCAATGACGATGTGAAACCCTTCGACATCGTCGAGGCGTTTTGAGTCTTCGACATCCTGCGTGACATGCAGCCAGGGCGCGTGCACCGCGCGGCTCAGCGCGCGGCCATGATCCAGAAGCCCGTGGTGGCGGTCGAAGATCTCGGTCGCGCGCGCGGCCAGCGGACTGTCCAGATAGACCGGGACTTCGGGCAACGTGCCGTCCTCGAACAGCCGTGCCAGGTCGGCGATAAGCTCCTGCGCGCGTTCGACCGCGAAAGAGGGGATCAGCAGCACGCCATCGGGGCGCATCGCCGCGCGGATCTCTTCGCCCAGAAGCGCGCGGCGGACCTCGTCAGAGGCCGACAGCCGGTCGGTATCGCCATAGGTGCTTTCGCAGATCACGTAATCCAGCCCCGACGGCCCCTCGGGATCGGGATGCAGAAGCTTGAAGGCCGGGCCGATATCGCCCGAGAACAACAGCCGCATCGGGTCGCGGTGGCCGGGGATCATCACCTCGATCTCGACCGAGGCCGAGCCCAGCATGTGCCCCGCGTTCCAGAACCGCGCGCGGGTGCCGGGCAGGACGGGGATCCAGTCGCCGTAATCGGCGCCGCGAAACTGCGCCAGCGTGCGCTCGACATCCTCGCCGTCATAGATCGGTGTCACCGTCTCGCGGTTCCAGCGGGCGCGGCGGCGGTTCAACTGCTTCACTTCGAGCGCCTGAATATGGGCGGCATCGGGCAGCATGACGCTGCACAGATCGGCGCTGGCACGGGTGGCGTGGATCGGCCCGGCGAAGCCCGCGCGCACCAGCTTCGGCAGCAGCCCGGAATGGTCGATATGGGCGTGCGTCAGCAGCACGGCGTCGATCTTCGTCGCGTCGAAGGGGAAGGGGCGGTAATTCAGCTCTTTCTCGGTCTTCGAACCCTGCACCATCCCGCAATCGATCAGCAGCGTGCCGGTCGCCGTTTCCAGCCGGAAGCACGAGCCGGTCACCGCGCGGGCGGCGCCGTGGAAGGTCAGGATGGGGAATGTCATGCGGGCACCTCCGGCCTGCATCCTCGCGCTCAAGCGCCCGCCGCGCAACGAAAAACCCCGGCGCGGGGCCGGGGTCTCAGACGATGGGGCAGGGGATGCTCAGTCGCGGCCGCGATAGGGCTCGACATATTGCAGCGCCATGTCCCACGGGAAGAAGATCCACGTGTCCTGGCTCACGCCTGTGATGAAGGTGTCGGTCTGCTTCTCGCCCTCGGGCTTGGCATAGACGCAGGCGAAATGCGCCTTCGGGTAAAGCTTGCGCACCAGTTCCAGCGTCTTGCCGGTATCCACCAGATCGTCGACGATCAGGATGCCTTCGCCGTCGCCCATCATCTCAGCATCGGGCGACTTGATGACCTGCGCTTCGCGGCGCATGTCTTCCTTGCCGCCGCCGGAATGATAGGACTTCACGCTGATCGTATCGACCGTGCGGATGTCGAGCTCGCGCGAGACGATCATCGCGGGGGCCATGCCGCCACGGGTGATGGCGACGACGGCGCGCCAGTTGCCGTCTTCGGGGCCGCGGCCCTGCAGGCGCCAGGCCAGCGCGCGGGCGTCGCGATGGAGCTGGTCCCAGCTGACATGGAAGCCTTTTTCATGCGGCAGGCGGTCGTTCATCGATGTCTCCTTCAGCGGGATAGCAGCAGGCGCAGGCCCAGGGCGCCCAGAACCACGCCGGCAATGCGGTCGATCCAGAGCTTGGCGCGCAGATAGCCCGCGCGCGCGGCGGGATGCGAGAGGGTCAGGGCGATCAGGGCATAACCCAGAAGTTCCAGCAGGAAATGCGCGGCGATCACCATCGCGCCGTCGCGCAGGCCCAGACCGGCGGGGAAGATCACCACCAGGACGGCGCCCGCGAACAGGACCGATTTCGGATTGCCCAGATTGACCAGCATTCCCGACACGAACGCCCGGCCCCAGCGACGGCGCCCGGCGCGGCCCTCGCCCAGGGGGGCGCCGGCGTCCCGCCAGAGATGGAAGGCGATCCAGATCAGGTACAGCGCGCCCGCCAGTTTCATCGCCCCGAAGGCCCAGGGCGCCAGCGCGAAGAGCGCGCTGAGCCCCGTCAGGGCGGCCAGCGTCCAGCACGCGGCGATCAGTCCCAGCCCGGCGCCGGTGGCGATGCCCGCGCCCAGCCCGCCGGTCAGCGTGTTGCGCATGGCCAGAAGCATGGCGGGTCCCGGCACCGCGAAGGCGGCGCCGAGGGTCAGGACGAAGGTGAGAAGCTGGGCGCCGGTCATCGCGGAGCGCCCGTTATTCGGGCTTCTTGCCCGCGTCGATATCGGGCGCATCGACGGCCTTCATGCCGACGACGTGATACCCCGCATCGACATGCAGCACCTCGCCCGTCGTCCCCGAGCCCAGATCGGACAGCAGGTAAAGCGCGGCCTTGCCGACCTCTTCCTGCGTCACGTTGCGGCGCAGGGGCGCGTTCAGCTCGTTCCACTTCATGATGTAGCGGAAATCGCCGATGCCCGAGGCGGCCAGCGTCTTGATCGGCCCGGCCGAGATCGCGTTGCAGCGGATGCCGTCGCGGCCCAGATCCTCGGCGATATACATGACCGAGGCTTCCAGCGCCGCCTTGGCCACGCCCATCACGTTGTAATGCGGCATGACCTGTTCGGCGCCGTAATAGGTCAGCGTCAGGATCGAGCCGCCCTCGGGCATCATCGCGGCCGCGCGCTTGGCGACGGCGGTGAAGGAGTAGACGGAAATGTCCATCGTCTTCAGGAAGTTCGCGTGCGACGTGTCGACGTAGCGGCCGCGCAGCTCGTTCTTGTCGGAAAAGCCGATGGCATGGACCACGAAGTCGATCTCGCTCCAGACGTCTTTCAGCGCGTCGAACATCGCGTCGACCGACTCCATCTGCGAGACGTCGCATTCGAAAAGACGCGGCACGCCCAGTTGTTCGGCCAGCGGCACAACGCGCTTCTTCAGCGCTTCGCCCTGATAACTGAAGGCGAGTTCCGCACCCTGCGAGGCCAGCGCCTGGGCGATCCCCCAGGCAATGGATTTGTCGTTGGCGAGGCCCATAATAAGGCCCTTCTTGCCCGCCATTAGCCCTGCTGACATCGCGGTCTCCGGATCCTGAACTTACGTAAGGTGCAGCTATAGGCCGAAGGTCTTGGCGCATCAAGGGTTCGCGCTCTTGCCAGTGGATATGGAAAACTGCGAGTGTCGGCGCGGTTGCAAGACAAAGCCGGAGCCTGAGCCATGAGCGACGCCACCCAGAACGACCGCCCGGAAGGGCCCGGAGCCGACGATCCGGCGGGCTCCGATGCCGCGCGCGGCGGTATCTTTTCCGGCGAAGATCCGTTTCTGATTGCGAAACGCTGGCTGGCCGAGGCCGAGGCCACCGAGCCGAACGACCCCAACGCGATTGCTCTCTCTACGGTTGATTCGGAGGGTCTGCCGAACGTGCGGATGGTTCTGCTCAAGGACATCGAAAGCGCGGGCGCGGGGCAGGGGGCCTTCGTCTTCTATACCAATTACGAAAGCGTGAAGGCGCGCGAGATCGAGCAGGCGGGCAAGGCTGCTTTCGTGATGCATTGGAAATCCCTGCGCCGGCAGATCCGCGTCCGGGGTCTTGTGACGCGGGAAAATGGCGAAAAAGCAGATGCTTACTACCAAAGTCGGTCTTTGCAGTCGCGGCTTGGTGCCTGGGCCTCGCGGCAGTCTCAGCCGCTTGCGTCGCGGGGCGCGCTGATGGCCGAGGTCGCGAAGATGAGCCTGCGCCACGGAACAAATCCGCCGCGCCCGGATTTCTGGGGCGGGTTCCGGATCGCTCCGGTCGAAATCGAGTTCTGGGCCGATGGTGCCTTCCGGTTGCACGATCGCTTCCGCTTCACACGCGCCAGCGTCGGCGGACCTTGGCTCAGCCGGCGTCTCAACCCGTGAAATTCACGCTTCGTGAAACGTCCATGCCTTGTGTTCGGCGCATTTTGCGTGAATGCTGACCGCTGGTTGGTGATTGTATGGTTGGGACTAACGGAATGGTTGAGGTTGAACGAGGACTTCCGCGTGTTCGCGGAAGCGTTAAATGGTTCGATCCCGGAAAAGGCTTCGGGTTCATCGTGGCGGATAGTGGCGGGCCGGATATCCTGCTGCATGTGAACGCGCTGCGGAATTTCGGTCAGAGCTCGGTCTGTGATCGCGCCGGAATCGAAGTGACCGTGCAGCAGACGCAGCGGGGCCTGCAGGCCGTCGAGGTCTTCGAGATCACGCCGCCCGAGGATGCCACGCAAGATGCCGAAACCGTGGCCCCGGTCGATCCGGACGTGCCGCTGGAACCCGCGCGCATCAAGTGGTTCGACAAGGTGAAGGGATTCGGCTTCGCCAATGTCTTCGGCCGGACCGAAGACGTGTTCATTCACATGGAAGTGCTGCGCAAGTCCGGCTTTGCCGAGTTACAACCGGGCGAAGCGGTCGGTTTGCGGATCGTCGATGGCGAACGGGGCCGGATGGCCGTGTCTATCGCGTCGTGGGAGACCGCGCTGCACAAGAAGGGATGAACGCGATGCTGGGACGAACGGGGCAGGGAAGAACGGGAACGCGCGCCGCGCTGGCACTGGGGATCACTCTGGCGATGGCGGTTCCCGCTTTTGCCGAATGCCGTCCGGGCCAGGTTCAACTGCGCGGGGATTTCGGCACCGCCGCCTTCTCGGTCGAGATCGCCGATGACGACGGCGAACGCGCGCAGGGCCTGATGCATCGCGAAAGCATGGGGCGCTTCGCCGGCATGCTGTTCGTGTTCGAGCGCCCGCAACGCGCGGTGTTCTGGATGGAGAACACCCTCATCCCGCTGGACATGTTGTTCATCGACGCGTCGGGCGTGGTTCGCCATGTGCACGAAAACGCCGTGCCGATGGACCGCACGCCGATCGATGGCGGCACGGATATCCAATACGTGCTCGAGATCAATGGCGGGATGGCCAGCCGCCTCGGGATCGAGGACGGCGCCGAGCTGCGCCATCCGGCGATTGCGGCCGACGGCGCGGCCTGGCCCTGCGACGAATAATCCCCGAGGCGTCGCCCTTTTCCTGCGATGGAGAGGGTGACGTTTCGCTCTTCCTTGTCGTCTTGCGGTGGTCTATGACGCGCCTGTCGGGGCGTGGCGCAGCTTGGTAGCGCGACGGTTTTGGGTACCGTAGGTCGTAGGTTCGAATCCTATCGCCCCGACCAGCACTTAGCCCGTTTCAGGGCGCCGCGTTTTACACGTCGGTTTACAAAGACGTTCACGTTTGCTTCCCGGCGCGAGTCAGTTTCTCGGCCAGACCGTCCGACATTTCTGGCGACAGGGCGGTGTAGCGCTCGATCACCTCGGACGCGTGTTTGATCGACCAGCCCATCGCCGTCGCGATTTCCTTCAGGCTGGCATCGGCCATGAGCAGCCGCGTTGCAGCGGTCCCGCGCGCATCGTAGAGGCGCAGGCCGGCGCGGATCTTCAGCTTGTCGCGCCACTGGCTGACCGCATCCCCCAGATAGTTCTCGTGCTGGTACGGCTCGCCGCCCTTGTTGACGATGAAATGCGTCTGCCCCGGCGGCGTCTCTGCGATCAGCCGCGCCATCCGGGGTGTCACCGGGATCGAGGCCAACCGCTTGCGCTTGGCCGTCCAGATCACGATCCGCTGGCCCTTCGGCGTCGGGTGGATATGCGCGCGGCAGAGCCCGGCCAGGTCGCCAGGTCTGAGGCCGGTTTCGGTGGCGGCGATCAGGATCCGGCTGACATGGGCGGGGGCGCCCTTCTCGAAAGCGGCGATGTCGTCATCCGTCCAGAACATATCGGCTCGGTTCGAGCTGTAGAGGCTGCGGATCTTCTGCAGGTGATTGTGCCGCAGCATCGTGCGATCGACCGCCCATCCGACCAGGCGCTGCAGGTGCCGGATGCGATCATCCCCGACCTTGCCGCCGATGCCGTCGCGCCATTTCAGGGCAATCCCCCGGATGCGCGGGTCGTCGAAGACAGCGCGGGGTCCGCCGCCGAACTTCGCGTCGATCCCGGTCTTCGGGTGGTAGAAGCTGGTCTTCATGTCGGATTGCGTGCGCTGTGCCAGGCGGGCGAAATCCTGAGACCGGGTGAACTCGATGATGATCTCGCGGAACAGCCCGCGCGCCTGTTCCGCGACCGGACGGCTTGCCGACAGCGCGGCCAGGTATTCGGGCGAGCCTTCGTCAAAGGCCATGGCGCTGTTCCAGAACGGCACCGCCCCGCGCCCGCGCGAGGCATAGTGATAGACGCGGATCGTCCCGTCCGCGAGCTTACGCCGGACCCGGTGGACCCCTTTAACGCTGATCATTGTCATGTTCCCGGAACCACGCATCCACCGCCGACTCTTCGACTGGAGTGTGCGAGATGATCGCCGGATCGACAAATGCAATTCCGACAGGGGTCTGCACCGCAACCTTCCCGACCTTCTCGGCCGCCAGGATCGCGCGTGTCAGCTCGGCCTGTGTGAACCGCGCGCGCTCGGTCATGGGTTTTGCCTCCGCCACTCTTTGCGCAAGTCCTCTAGGGCCTTCGATGTCATATCCTGCAACTGCCCGATGCGGGACTTCTTGTCCCGCCAACCGAGGCCGTTGATGATCTTCTCAGCCGCCGCCAAATGGTGGGTCAGGGCGTCGAGCTGCTCCTCGCGGTCGGTCATCCCTCCGCCTCCCCGATAGCGCGCAGGGCAACCTGCCCATCAATGATCTCACCGATCGGTTCCGGCTCTATCGCGTGGAAACCACCGTACTCTTCGACACCCAAGGCCCACAGGCAGTTGCCAGCGAGTCTTGTCGCCATCTTCGTCTGCGTCGGTAATAGCGAATGCTCTGCCAGCATCGTGAAGTTGGCGAAAGCTTGCGCGAGAACAGTTGCCATTTCGTCCGGTGATTTTCTCGCCATCACCCTTTCCCCCGCTCGTCGGCTGGCTTCACGGCCTCCTTTGCATCGGCGGCGGCGAGGATCCACTGGCGCACTCCTGCCTCTTCCCAAAGGTCGCTGCCCTGGAACAGGCCTGCGGCTTCCCGCATCCCCTCGACCACCTTGACGCGGTCACGGGCTGCGAGGGCGCCGGTCTGGGGCTGGGTGGCGAGGGCGCGGATGGCGCGCTGTGCTGCCGAGATCGCTGCACCACAACAGTTCCCTTTGTCTTCCTCGGCCTCAAGCGCCTCACGGACCGCCTTGTCGGCCCTCCCCAACGTCGCCGCGATCAGCGCGTCACGCTCGGCCTGCGCGGCGGGGTTGGGTTCGAGGGCGGCGATGATGCGACGAACGGTTGCGCGCGCTTCACCCTCGGCAAAGCTGTTCCCGCCGTCCGTGTACTCTTGCACGTCCTGCCAGCCCGCGCTGTTTTCAGCAGCCCATATCATTGCGGACCAGACAGCACGCTCAGCAACACCGGGCTTCACCCTCACCGCCCCTTCCATAGCGGCGGCAAGCTGGGCCTCGGCGGCGGTGGCGCGGGCCAGCGCAGACCCGATAGCCTCGGCGTCTCCGTGCTTCTCCGTGCCAAGGACGCCTGCATGTTCCACCAGCGCACGGATCATCTCGGATGCGCCCTCGTCGTAGCTGTCCCACGCGGACGGATTGTTGACCATGTAAGCCGCTTCATTGAGAAGCTTGTAGTGCGTATGCTCGTCAGTCATTTGCCTTCCCCTCCTTCCGGGCGCGGTGGGCCACATAGAATGCAACCCATTCTGGGGTATCTTTCAGGCGTCCCCCGGTATTCTCTGCACGCCAAGTGCCGTGCTCAATGGCCCCCTTCACGCCCTCGACGATGGCGATCAGGCTGAACCCGCTCGCCAGAACTTTGGCCGCATCCGCCTTAGCCGCCGCGACTTCCTCCTGCGCCCGCTTCAAGCCAGCGTTTAGCGTCCGGATAGCCCGCTCCATCGCCCGGATGTCGTCGCGAAGATCGCGCAGAAGCCGCTCGTTTGACGGGGCCGCGTCGATTTCCTCGTCAAGTTCCACCTTGCGCTCGTCGGGGGTGAAGTCGAGCGGGGCGTCGGTCAGGTCTTCGATGGCGTGCCGGGCGGCGGTGGCGAGGGGGTCGGTGCTGGCCCGGAGGCGGGTTTTCAGGTGGTCAAACATGCTCCACCCCCAGCGCTTCCCGCGCTTCCTTCGCCATGCGCTTGCCGATGCTCGCCATGCCGGGTGTTCCCATGGCGGCGATGCGGGTGAGGGCTGCCTTGTAGTGGTCGCGCTGGGATGTGGCGATGTCGAAGGCGTGTTCTGCGCCGTCACGTTCGGCGTTTGCCTTGGCGCAAGCGTCCAGCCCTTGCCCGTATGCCTCGCCCACCATGTCAGCGAACATTCTCGCGTGGGCCACGGCGTTGCTCAGCGCCCCGCCCGAGATAAAGTCGGCCAGCTTCTCACGAAAGGTCATTGCTCTTCTCCTTGTCACGGGCGTTGATCGCATCGCAGATGACGCTGGCGAGATTGGCCTGCACCTCCCTGTTGCGCAGGGTGTCGTCGTGGCACAGGAAGGCGATCTGCCCGACCATGCGGCCATCCGGGGCGATCAGGTGGACGCTGTTTCCGACAACGCTGGACCAGTGCCCGACTTCGGCTTTCAGCTTCATCAGATCAGCCCCTTCTCAGTTGCCAGCCATTCCGGCAGCACCACGGCCTCGATGCCGGGGATGCCGGTGTCGTGCAGCTCGACCTGCGAAAGCGGAAGCCAGACGGACTTCTCTTTGTCCCCAGTGTGGACCAGCACGGCTTTCTCGGTGCGGTGGGTCACTTCAACGTCGATCTCGGTAAGGTTGGATCTCATCGGCCTAGTCCTTCCAGCGGGGCACGGTGCCGCCGCCGACTTTGCGTTTCAGGTGATGGTTGCGGCTTCCGGGGATGGGCCGGGTGGGCTTCGGTTTGGCGTTGATGTGCCCGCGCTGTACGCGCTTGGCCTTGGCAATGCGGGGCACGTCCTCTTTCGCCGTCTTCGCCCCATGACAAGAGCGGCAGAGAACGGCGCAGTTATCGAGCGTCGGCTCTCCCCCGAGGGCGTCGGGAATGCGGTGATCGTACTCGGGGCCGTTGCCGGGGCGGATGGAGACGCCGCACTCTTCGCAGCAGCCCTTGGCGCGCTCGAAAGCGGCAGCGCGGATCTTGCCCGGAAACTCGGACCGGCGGCGGCTCATGTGTCCAGCCCCCCGTTGGTGTGGTCCGGGTAGCGGTCGGCCATCTCGTCGGCGTAGATGCGGAGCCTCGTCGCAATACCGGGAAGATATGCGCCCGCCTCGATGCATTTTTCCGTGAAGACCTGAACGGCACGCTCCAGTTCGTCCACCGCTTCCCTGACTTGTTGCATGTCGGTGCTCATCCCGCCTCTCCGATGGCACGGCGGAAGGCGGCGAGGGCGGCATCGCGCTTGTGACGCCAGTCGATATCCTGACCACTCCCCCAGACCCACGGGCTGGATGCGTTGTCCAGCATTTCTGCCAATTCCCCAGCCGCCAACAGCGCGGCCTCAAGGTCGGGAACCCGGGCGATGCGGCGGGCTGTGCTTTCTTCAAAGGCCGGGCATGACTCGCATTTGATGATCGCAATCCAGTGGCGCTCGCTGAAAATTTGCAGGTTGCGCGTTCCCTCCAGAACGCGCCACTGGCCGGGTAGAATTCTGCGATCACGATCCGCTTTGATGTCGTCAATCAGGCTCATGCTGCGTTCCTTTTCAGTTCCTCGGGCGCCACGCCGATCTTCGCGGCGATCCAGCCCAGAATGGCTTCCTTGCTCTCTTGGAACCGGGCCTTGCCCATGGCCCGATACGACTGGCTTTCCGGCGTCCAGATGCGCACCACGGGGCCGATTACCTGCCCGACCGCGTAGCCTTCGGCCTTGGTCTCGGCCCGGATCAGCTCGGCCCTGACGCGCTGCGCGGCGGCGTTCGAACCGCAATCGAGCGTGTAGAGCCGGTGGAACCCGGTCGCGATCAGCGCGTGTTTCCGAAGCGTCTCCGGGGTCTCAGCCCACGGCTGGAAGGCTTCGGCTTCCGGCAGGCTTGCCCACGCGTCCTTGACCCACGCGAACTGGTGCTTGTGGCTGTTCTCGCTGCGCACCCTCTCGATGCTGACAAAGACGGTCTCGCCCTCTGCCAGATCCGGCAGGTTGTTCGCGAGGATGCGAACCGTGGCGGGGCCGATGACGCGGGCGCGGTAGTCGCTCATACCGGCCCCGCGATTTGGAAGTCACGCGCCCAGACCTTCGCCACGGCCCTGAAAACAACCGCCGGGTCTGCCGCGACCTTCGCGTGAATCCAGCCCTCGGCAAAGGCGCAAGCCCGGGCCTCGTCGTCATAACCCCCGAGGTCTCGGGCGGTGCGGAGAGCGGTCAGGGCGCGGGCTTCAAGGGCGGCGGTCATGCGGCAACCTTTCCCTTCCAGACCTTCACCCCGGCGATGGCGCGGTCCTTGTGGTGGGTGCGCACGTATTCCTCGATGAAGGCGGTCATCGCGGCCCGGTCATTCTGGGCGATCCAGTGAAGGGCGGCGCGGTGGTCTTCGATCTCGTACAGAGTGACGGTGCGCAGGCCCTTCACAGTGTCCTTGCTGGCGCGGGCGGCGGCCTTTTGCGCGGCCTCGGCCTCGGCTTGCAGGCGGTCGGCTTCACGCTGCGCCTCGATGTTCGCGGCATCGGCGGCGCGGGCGGCTTCCTGCGCGGCGCGCATCTTGGCTTCGGCTTCCTCGCGGGCCTTGCGCTCTGCCTCGGCCTTCTGCGCGGCCAGAGCGCGCTTGAAGCTGTCCACGAGGGCGACGAGGCCTTTCTCGATACGCTTGGCGTCCTCGATGGTCGGCGCCCACCGGGCTTTCTCGGCCTTCCAGGCATCGTGCAGCGGCGCGGCGGCGGACTTTTCGCCCGCCTCCAGCGCCATGCGCCACTCGCGGGCGCCTTTGCGCAGCTCGTCGACGGCCTTCATCTGGTCTTCGCTCTCGACGGGAGATCCGTCGAGCCAGTTCTCGGCCTCCTCGCGGATGGCTTCGTGAGCGGCGTTGATTTCGTCGATGGGGTCGGGCGGGTTGTTCCCGCCGATGCCGTGCCGGCTTCTGGAGAAGTGATCAGCGACAGCGATCATGCCCTCGTTCGCTGTCTTCCAGTCGGCAAGGTCCGCGCCGTCCAGCGGGGCGGGGCCGAGGATCGGCTTGCAGGCGAAATCCGGTTCTTCGACATCGACGGCATGAACGGTGACGGCTTTCCGCCCTTCGCGAGCATCGACCAGAACGCGCTGACCGGGGGTAAGCGCTTCATCGCCGTCATAGGTGTAGGTGTAGGTGCGAATGTCGGTCGGCTGGAACTTTACGGAAACGAACATGGGCTTGCTCCTCAGTAGGGGATTTCGTCATCTTCGATGGCGGTCTGGGACAGGGCGGCCTTGCGGCGCTCTTTGGCGTCGGCGCAGGCCTGAACCCGCTGCATGTCGCCACCAATCGCGCGCCAACGTTCGGCCAGCTGCTCCAGCGTCTCGGCCCCAGAGAGGGCAGCAACGGCAGCCGCGACCGGATCGAAGCCATCGTTCTCCCGTGTCGAAGCGCGCCGCTCGTCACGCTTCGGCGCAGCATTGGCGGCTGCATTGCCGTCATCATCTTCCGGCGCGATCCCCGCCATGCACATGAGGCCGTAGCGCCGTGCATAGGTGACGGCGGAGCCATAGCCCTGCATGTCATTCTTCGAGACGATCAGCGGGACGCGGCAGGTCAGCCGTTCGCCGCTGACGTGGATCAGAACCGTTTCGACAAAGCGTTCGTCGCCCTCGGCCCCGGCGGGCTGAATAAGGGCAATGCCATGCCGGTTCAGGGCCGGAAGGCATGCTTCCATCACGTTCCCGAGGTCCGCATACTTGCTGCGGAAATGCGGATTGTTCGCCTGCTTCAGCGCTTTGCCCATTTCTGCTTGCGCGGCGGCGAGGGCAGCAGCGATGCTGGCGTGGTCAGCCTTCGTTTCGGTCACGGCGTTCATTGTGGATACTCCATGTTGGCGGCGTCATGCTCGGCCTGAGCCAGAGCGCGGGGCAGGGCGTTGGCGAGGACGAGCATCCCGCCGAAGACAGCGACGGTGGCGAGGCCGGTGGTGAAGCCGCTGAGGATGCGGCGGAAGGTGGTCATTCACGGCACCCGTTCACGGCAACCTGCGTGGCCAGATCCCCGAAGGACCGGACCTTCGCCGGGTCATTCCCGCCCATCATGCGGATCATCGCCGCGACCCGGGGCAGGGACACGGAAGGGCCATAGAGCGCGGGGCCGGTGCGGGTGCTGCGAAACACCGGCTCGCGCTCCTTGACGATGGCGCTCGGGCGCGGGTCGTGGTCGGGCTGCCACGGCTCCATGCCGGTGCGGTCAATGACGGCGGATTGTCCGGCGACCATGCGAGCGACGACGGTGGCGCGGGTCTCAGGCGACAGAAGGGCGGCGATGCCGTGGCGAATGGCGCGGGTCATGCGGCGTTCCACTCTTCGACGAGGCTTTCCGCGCAGGCCATGAAATCCATGGCGGTGTCGTCCAGCTGGTTGCGGTCTTCGGTGCGGTGGGTGACGGCCAGCGACATGGCCAAGCCCTCGCCCCGCGCCAGTTCATTCAGCAGGTTCTCGACCGCCGTGTTCCGGGCTGCGTGCGCTGCGTCCATGGCGATATGCAGGGCGATGGCCAGCGCGTTGCGGTTCACGGCGTCGGTGTGGCTGGCCAGGGTCGTCCCGTCAGGGGCGGGCGTCCGGAGCGCAGCAAGCGGGTACAGCGAGGCCTCGGCCACCATCGCGGCGACGGCGGCATGCGTGGCGGGGAAGCGGGCGGGTGCGTTCATCTGGTCTCTCCCATGTTCCGCGATCAGCCGGTGGCGTCTTCGGCGGGTGATGGGGAGACTATGATGGGGGAACTTCCCCATGTCAATCAGAAATGGGGGAACTCCCCCATATTCGTCTTTGCGCAGTTACTGTGGGCTGCTATCTTGCCCCTACCGGCGCCGTGGTGGCGCGCATGAAAAAGCCCCGCACGGGGCGGGGCGAGCAAGGCGGGGGTGGTATGACTGAGCCTTATGTTTTGGCAGCGCTGTCTTCTATGGTTTCAGCCATTCTTATTGCGGTTGCGGCGTGGATTCTGAGCTCGTGCGTTCGGCGGATGGGCCGCATTGGCGCATCCCTCCGGGTTAGCGTGAGCCGGATTGAAAACTTGGGACCGGAAGAAAGCCGCCACTCCAAGGATCGCCAGAACACCTTAGCCAGCCATAGCCTCAGCGAAGATCCCCAAGATGATGCTTCTCGGCGCAGCGCCGATGCGTCTGGGTAGACAACGAGCGCAAGGGTTCCGCTCTTCATTGGCTCTATAACCCCCTGGAGGGGCGCTGTGTCTGCGCCCCAGCTTTCGTGCTTGGTATCTGGTCTCCCGTCAAACCAGCGCTCGACACGTTGAATTGGACCACGGACGCGAACCCTGTCGGCGATCATCGTCTTGCTCGTTTGATTTAAGACGTGGCAAATGACGCGAAAGCACCCATGATGTATCTCAAGCTCCCACTCGACGGTCAGCTTCTGGCGCCTGTCCAGCCAGTTTGTTAAGGCGGTATATCCGGTGAACATCGCCGTGAGAAGTGCGGCGACAGAGCCGACCAGCGTAATCCAATTGTATGCTGATGGGGCTCCAACCCATTCGAAAAACTCAACCATCCCCCCCTCACATATCCAGCATCGTCCGGTAGACGCGGGCGATCAGTCGATCCGCCTGACGTACTCGGGCGGCAAATTGATGCGCACCGGCGCGGCCCATCTGAGGCGGACCCCGTGCATATTCTCTGCTTCCGGGTTCAGTGAAATAAGGCTGAAGGTGCCCTCCTCGCGGCCAACGCGAACGATCTTCACCCAAGCCTTCCCGGCCTCATCCTCGCAAACGCAGATCCGGCCGATCGCCTCGGATGGCACGCCCAGTGCTTCGCGGCTGTAGAAGAGGATTTCGCCGGGTTGGTAGATCGGAGACATGCTGTCCCCCTCGACCTCCACCGCGACAATCCCACGCGGGCTGACCCCTTCGGGAACGGCCACGCGGAATAGGCCGTCACCCTTCTCGTAAGCGTCTACCAGATCTACCTGGGCCCCCGCACCAACTCGCCCGGCGACCGCCACGGAACCGGCAACTGCCTCGATCACCCCCTCGATGCCAATCTGAACGATCTCATCGACTGATCGACCAACCGCTTTTGCCAACGCAACTGCATTCGCAACCTTCGGCGACGACTCGTGCCTGAACAGGTCGCGCACGCCCGATTCACCCATGCCAGCAGCAAGGGACAGCGGTTTCATTTTCCACTGCTCGGCATCCATGATGATTTTGAGGCCTCGCACGAAGGCATCGCGGTGCTGTTCGGTCATATGGGGAAAGTACCCCGCGCGAATTTTGCGCGCGATGGGGAAGTTCCCCTTGCCAAAGTGGGGGAGTTCCCCCATCATGCTCTGCATGGAACAGCTCATCTCAGAAATCGAGCGCCACTGCGCTGAACGCCAGATCACCCCGCAGGCATTCCTCCGCGAGGCGATCAACGCGAGCTGGCGTCAGTGGCAGGACTGGAAAGACGGCAAGGCCAGCCCCCGGCTCGAAACCGCTGACCGGATCCGCGCTTACATGCGGGACAACCCCCCGATCCGCGCCGCCTCGTAACCTCATATCAAACTCCTTTCGCCTGTGAAGCATGGGCGCGAGGACTGCGCCCGTCACGCGAAACCAGCACTGCGCAATTCACAGGACCCTCCCCATGACCCGCGCCACGACCCCCGGAACCATCCAAGAGGCTGTTCAGGCCTGCTATGACGCCTATGGCGACCAAAAGAAGATCGCCGGGGATCTCGGCATCGCCGGGTCCTCGGTGTCCTACGGGACCGAGATCCAGGACGTTCGCCCGGGAGGGCTCGGCGTGAACTATCTCGACCGGCTGGGGCGCGTGAAGCCGGAAGCCGCGGCGCCGATCGCTCAGTATTTCGCCGCACTCGCGGGCGGTGTCTTCCAGCCGATCATCGAAGAGGGTGCGCTGGCTGCCGATGTGCACCGGATCACGCAGGAGTTTTCCGACGTCCTGACGATGCATGCGCAGGCGCACTCGGCCGCGTCGTGCGACCCCAACGATTACACGCCTCACGAGGCCCGCAAGCAGATCCGCGAGATCGACCAGCTGGTCGCGGTCTCGATGCAGTTCCGTGCCTCGCTCTTGTTGCGGGCCGAAGGCCCTGCGCAGACCACCATTCCGTTCCGTGGTGGGGTGCGCCGATGACCGCCCGCCAAAGAGACGCTTGGGTCTCAGATATTGAAGTGAACGATGAATCGGTGCGCGCGATCATGCTCAGTATCGCCGCTGAATGTCAGGAGGCTGCTGCTCTTCGTGGCGTCTCGCGCGAGGCGATTGAGCTGCAGCTGGGCGTCTGCCTTGGCGAACTCGACGGCGAGCTGGCCGGCCTCTTGAGCATTCGCCCAGTTCCCGCAGAGAACGCATCCGACCTCCTCGCGATCCGCATCGGGTTCAGCCCGGCGGGCTATCGGCGCCTCGCAGAAGCCGCAAAGGATCGGATAGCTCACATCGTTGATGGCGATGGTGATCGCGTCGTCGTCGGTCATGGCAACTCCCCCACTGGCACAGAACCGGGTCAATCCTGCGATGCACGGCCCGGTGGAGTCGAGTCGAAAGGTGACACCCAATGACCGCCCGATCCATCAAAGCAGAGCGCATCGCATATCAGATCTGGGCGCTGATCCAGCGCACGGGTGGCGATTGCACGCTTCACGACATGGCCGAGGCGACGGGCGAAAGCTGGCAAACCTGCCGGGCCATTTCCGGCTCGCGCGGATGGACCACACATTACCGCAAGATCACCACCGACATCGAGTTTCGGGAGGTAGACGCGGCATGAGCGCCTATTCCACCCATACCGCGCGCAACCGTCCAGCCGCTGCGCACGGCCACGCCAGCCCGGCATCGGCAGCGCCCCAAAGGGGGAGCCGGGCTGGCGCCATCTTCAACAACGAGGCTCCACATGTTCAAGCACTACGCGGCATTGCTTTCGTACATCTTCGGCCCGGCTCAGGCCATGGCTCCGGAACAGGCTATTCTCTGGTCGCCATCCGGACCGCAGCACGAACCGACCGCGCCCGCGCGCAAGCGGTCCGGTCGATCGATGACCGTCGCGCAGCAAAAGCGCGTCTCGGCCAAGCGCCGGGCTGTGCGCCGTGCGCGCAAGCTCGGGCACGCCTGACCCCCCATTCGACGGCAGAGCGTTGTCCCCGCGACGGGCGCTCGTGGTGCGCTATCCGGGGCGGCGCTGCCGTTGAAGCCCCGGCTTTACACGAAAGGGCCTCTGCATGTGGGGAATTGCCTTCAGCCTCAACCCGCGCGCGTGGCGTCTCGGGAAACAGGATGCGCTCGAAGATGACGGGCGCGTCGTCGGCGTGTGGTGGTGCTTCGGCCCCATCGCGCTTTGCTACGACTACGAGTGAATCCACGGGTTGGGAAGCCTCGGATGCCCGGCGCGAGGGCGGTTTCGCGCAATCCTCCCTGTTCAACTCTGGGGCGGCTCAGGTCGCCTCAGCTTTTCCCCAGCCGCTTTCCTGCGAGCGCCTTTCGGGCGCTGGCACGAGCGCAGCCAGCAAGGACCAGCCCCATGCTTCTGATCGCAGCCTTTCTCTGGTGGCCGATGCCACCGCCCGAATTTCGCCCCGTGCGCTGGCCCCCATGCCCGGCGCGCGTGATGCGGGGTCCGCATGGATCACCCCGGCATTCGCCGCAACCGCCGGTTCTGGGGATCGGTATGGGGCCGCGTATGAGCGGATAGTTATTCAGCGCCGGGGCACCGCATCGCCCCGGCTAGTTCCGCCGCTTTCCGAAGGGCAGCTTCGCCATGGCCGTGCACAGCCGTGGTCTCGCGATATGCGGGCTGTCCTTCCGAGCGCGGCACCCCATCAACCCCCCACCGCATCTGGACTGGTCGGCGCGGGCGGTTTGATTGGTCGGCGCTACCAGTGCGCCACACCCGGCGCCGGTGCTGCGCTCTTTCCATCCGGCGCTGTTGCCGGATCTGCGACCCATGACGGGCGCAGGCAAACCACCATGATGGTGAAACAGGACTGGCGCAACGACGGCGGTCTGTCCCTTTGTCCACTCGTCGGGGCCAGCGCGGTCCCGGCGCTTTTCCCGGAGAAACTCGATGCCGCTTAGCTACGCGAAAGCCGTTGACGCTCTGAAGGGCGGCGACCGGATCTTCGTCACCAACCCTGACCCGATGAAGTCGGACGACCGCCAACGGTTCCAGCTTATCGCCGCCGGGAAGTCTATCACGCGGACTCAATTCCTCAAGCTCACCGACAACCTCGAACCTATCCCGGATGGCCTCTTTGGCGCGGAAACCGCACAGACCTATCGCTGGAAGGACTGACCGGCATGTCCATGTCGTTCATGTCTGCGCCCATGAAGGCTGCGAGCGCTTTGGCGCGTTCGGCTTTCGCGAGCCGGGGCACTCAGCAGACCGCAGAAGCACCTTCACAGCATGGGCCTGCGCTGAGCATCGCGCCGAAGTCGAAACCCGCTGGCAAGGCTGGATCGACAGTCGGAAAGCTCGAAACCCGGGAAGCCCTCGCAGCCCGCTACGCCCAGACCAAGAGCTACACGGACCTGCACAAGCTGAGACAGGCGACCATGGCGTGCTTGAGCAGGGGAGCCTGACGCTATGACCAGCGTGCAGTTCACCATTCCCGGCAAGCCCTTCGGCAAGCAGCGCGCCCGCGCCACGGCCCGAGGCGGCTTCGCCCGCATGTACACGCCCAAGGAAACCGTATCCTTTGAACGCAGCGTAGGCACGATTGCCGCGCCGCTGTTCGCCCGCCCCATCACCGGTCCGGTGCGCCTGCGCATTATCGCCGTCTTCGAGCCTGCCGCAAGCTGGTCGAAGAAAAAGCGCGCCACCCATCTTCACCGCCCCCACACCCAGAAGCCCGACTTGGACAACGTGGCCAAGGCCATCAAGGACGGCCTCAACCGCATTGCCTGGGCCGATGACAGCCAGGTCGCGGACCTTCACGTCGCGAAGCTCTGGGGGATCGCCGCATGCACGCAGGTCTGGGTCGAGCCCATGACCGAACAGAAGGACTGACCCCATGCCCGCCGAAACCGCCTATGACGTGACCGCCGACGAGCTGCGCGCTTTTGTCGAGCGCTACGAGCATCTCGAAGCCGAGAAAAAGGACATCGCGGACCAGCAGAAGGAAGTGATGGCCGAAGCGAAGGGCCGGGGCTACTCGGTCAAGGCCCTGCGCCGGGTCATCGCTGACCGGAAGAAGCGCGCCGACGAACTGGCCGAGGAAGAGGCCGTCGTTGACCTCTACAAAGCCGCGCTGGGGATGCAGTGACCTGGCAATCCATCGGACAGATCGCCCGCAGGCTCGTGGAGGCACAAAGTGACGCAAATCGTGCAGTTCCGGCAGGAAGAACAGATCCCGCACTCGGTTCCGGCGGAACAGCAGATCCTCGGCGCGATGCTGTGCCGGCAGGATCTGATCCCGTCCATCATGGCGCGGGGCGGGGCTGACCTTTTCGCGGACCCCGTTCACGCCGCCATTTTCGAGGCAGCACGGGCCAAGGACGCTCGAGGCGAACTCGCATCGCCGGTCACGCTGGCGCCGCAGCTGGCAGAGCATCTTTCCGAGCTTGGCGGCTCGCGATACCTCGCCCGCCTTGCTGGCGCCGCAGCGGGCCGCACGGCTGCGAAGGCATACATCGACCAGCTGGCGGACCTTCGCGACAAGCGGCGCATCGTGGCGGCGCTGAGCGAGGCGAGGGCGGCGATGGTCGAAAGCAGCGCGGCCACCGTCGCGGCGCAGCTGGAGGCCGCTCTGGCGGTCATCCAGCCTGCCGTCGGCGAGAATGGCCCTGTCTCGATGATGTCCGCCACCATGAAGGCCATGGAGCAGATCAGCGCCGCCTATGCCGGTGAGGATGACGGGTCGGTGAAGTCGGGAATCGGCGCGCTCGACACGTTGATTTCCGGCTTCTATCCCGGCGAATTGACGCTGATTGGCGGCCGCCCGTCGATGGGGAAAACTGCCGTCGCACTGCAAGCCGCTCTGCACGTTGCCCGGGCCGGTCACGGCGTCTGCATCGCCTCGCTCGAGATGAACCCCGAAGCCATGGCCGTGCGGGCGCTGTCCGAGGCCACGGCCAATGCCGGGAACGGGGTGAACTACTCGAGCATGCGCCGCGGTGAAATGGCGGAGCATCAGGTCGACACCCTGCGCAAGGTCGCGACCCCGGTTGCCGATCTGCCGATCATGTTCCTGTCGCGCCAGCATTCCGACCTTGGCGCGCTCTATGCCGGAGCGAAGCAGGCAAAGCGGATGATGGGCGACAATCTCCGCCTGTTGGTGGTCGATTATGCCCAGCTTCTCAGGTCCAAGGCCAGCACGCGCTACGAGCAGATCACCGAGATCAGCATCGCGCTGAAGGCCCTTGCGGGTCAACTGAATGTCCCTGTCATCGCGCTGTCCCAGTTGTCTCGATCGCTCGAGAGCCGGGAAGACAAGCGCCCCCAGCTTTCCGACCTTCGCGAAAGCGGCCAGCTCGAGCAGGACGCGGACTGCATCATCTTCTGCTACCGCGACGAATATTACCTCGAGCGCGAGCGCCCGGACGCTGACGATATCGAGGATTTCACGCTCTGGCAGCAGGCGATGGACAAGCAGCGGAACCGGCTCGAGCTGATCGTAGCCAAGCAGCGGCAGGGAAGCATCGGCACCGCGCGCCTCAAGTTCAACCCGGCACTGAACACTATCTGGGAGGACGAGTGGTGAGCCTCGCGTTCTTCCCCCTCTATCCTGGCGATTTCGAGGCAGACACGGCCCACCTCAGCTTGGCTGAGGACGGCGCCTACAACCGTCTTATGCGCCTGTGCTGGCGCACGCCGGGCTGCTCGCTTCCTGACGATGAAGCGTGGATCATGCGCAAGATGCGCGCCCGCACCGAAGAAGAGCAGGACGTGGTCCGCATCGTCTTGGACGAGTTCTTCGAGCGGGAAGGCGACCGTGTTTTCAGTCCCAGGCTTCTGCTGGAGTGGGGGAAGGCAAACGAAGCGCATCAACGGCGCGCATCGGCGGGGTCGCGTGGCGGCACAGCGCGCGCATTGAAAACAAAGGAAAAACCTTCAAGCAATGCTGTAGCAAAGGCCAAGCAACCAGAACCAGAACCAGAACCAGAACCAGAAGAAGTATCAGCTAACGCTGCTACTTCTGGCGCGCAGCAGGCGCGGGGTTCTGGTGATTTTCTCAGCGAGGTCATGGCGGCTGTTGGCCTGACGGATGGCCGGTGCCCGACGCACTGGATGCCGCCGGCTGCATCGATCCACGTCAAGCGATGGCAGACGGATCTTGGCCTGACCGAGGCGCAGATCCTCGAGGCGGCTCGCGAAAGCCGGAAACGGCACGATGACCCGCCGAACGGGCCGAAGGCGCTGGATTCAGCCATGAAGAACCTGGCCCGCACCCTCAAGGCAGATCCGCTGACCCCCGGCGCCTCACACTCTCAGCAATCCGACTCCACCAAAAGCCGCGCCCGCTGGCAGAAACTCGCAGGATGAAACGATGACCCAGCACCCCCGCACCCTTGCAGAAGCCGCCGCGCTCGAGGTCGAAGCCGCCCGCCGGAACGGCCTGTACGGCGCCACATGGGACACCAAGGCCAGGAGCCAGAACAACGCCGCCCAAGAGGACCGGCGCAAGGCCAAGCGCCACGCGGCCTGCCGACTGTACCTCGGCGCCTTGGCTGATGGGGATCTGACCATCGCGGGGCTTGCGCGGGCCATTGGTCGCACGCCCTCGGCGGCATCGCAGCAATCCAAGATCATAGAGGCCGAGGGGCTGTTGCGTCGCTATTCACTCGGAGACCGCAGCTGGGCCGCCATCACCCCCGCCGGCAGGGCATGGCTCGCAGAGCATGACAGCGCGGGAGGCGAGGCATGACCGAACACTACCGCATCAAGTGGGCGCGCGTCACCGTTTGCAACAGGTATGGATGCTGGAAAGAGCGCCGCTGCATTGCACAGCGCCGCGTGTCGATTCTGGGCTTCATCCGCTTTTGGTGGCCGCTGGAGGACGGCGACTGGCGGATCGATGAAAGCCGATGCTACGCCGATATCGAGAACGACATGGCGGTGCGCGCTCCCCTGCCGGAGCCGCAACGGGTGAGGCCCGAAGCATGAAGCGCGCCATGGACGAGATCCGCCTCTTGCTCTCCGACAAGCTGCTGCTCTGGGCGCTGGCCATCGCTCCCGCTGATCACCCCGAGACCGAGGAACTGGCCTCATCGCTGCACTGGCTGTTCGCCAAGAAGCTCCGCCGGTTCACCCGATAATCACACGCGCACAAAGCGAGGGACACATGACCATGCACAGCAGCTATTTCATCGGGCAGGTGATCCAGCCGGAACCCACACGCCCGATCCAAGTCGGGGACATCGGCACGCCCACGTGGTACGCATTCCTTACCACGCCCCAGAAGGAAGGCTCGGCCAAAGCGTGGCTGGAAAAGAAGGGCGTCGAGGCGTGGTATCCGACCGAAACCCGCTGGCGCAAGATCGCCAAAGGGAAGATCAAGCGGAAGGAATACGAGGCGGTCCTTGTCCCTCGGTACATCTTCGCCCGGTTCACTGGCCGGCCGCAATGGGACCTGCTGAAAGCCAGCCGGTGGCTGACCGGCGTTGTCGGAATCGACGGCGTTCCCCTTCCGATCACCGACGAAACCCTGGCCGCAATGGAGCAGGTGCCCGCTCGACTGGCAGAGATCCGCGCCCGTGAGGAGGAGCGGCGCACGATCCGCCCCGGCGATCGGGTGCGCATCCGTGATGGAGCGATGGAGGGGTGGGTGGTCGAGGTTCGCAGCATCCACGCTGGTATTGCCCGCTTCATCGTCCCTTTGATGGGTGACCGCGAGACCGAGATGCAGGTTGATCGTCTTTCGAAGCAACAATGACTTGCGCGATGGTCAACCTATGGTATCTTGGGCGCACCCGGTGACGGTCGGTAGCCGGGGCGCCCTCGATATACGAGGCAGCGTTGCGGCACCGAGGGACAAAGCCGAGGCCCTGCATCATGCAACGCCACAACGGAGAAATTGCGCCCAGCCGATAGATTGACACGCTCCCGCCCGGTACGCCGCGCGGGGTTTTGTTTCTACTCCCTCACATCCTCGGTTCCTTCGAGTATCTCCAGAACACGGACGATCAGCGCAGCGGCGGTGTGCCTATCCACCCCGCAGTCGATGGCCGCTTTCCCGATAGCGTGCGCTACCTCGTCATACCCAGCCCGAGGGGTGGGGTCGGGTAGCCCGGTATCTGGCATTTCATGGTCCTCCTGCCGAGAAGGCACGATTTTTGCCATGCAGAAGGTGATTCTGGAAGCTTGTTCAACACCTTGGAAAAGCCAAACTGGAGAACGACATGGCCGACCCCGCCAAAGGGCCGGGCGGCAAGCTGACGCCGAAGCAAGAAGCCTTCGCCCTCGCATTCTTTGAGACCGGCAACGCCGCTGAGGCCTACCGTCGCGCCTATGACGTGAGCGAGAATGCCCGCGATCATTGGATCTACGTCGAGGCCGGACAGCTCCTCGACCACCCTGAGGTTACCCTGAGGCTCCAAGAGCTTCGTGAGCACGCCGAGCGGCATGCCATCTACACCCGGCAGAAGGCCATGGAAGAGCTGGAGGAAGCCCGCGAAACGGCAAGGGTGAACGCCCAGGCCGCCGCTATGGTCAGCGCCACATCGGCCAAGATCAAGCTGCTGGGCCTCGATAAGCCCGCGCGGCTGGAGGTCACGAGCCCGGACGGCAGCATGAGCCCCAAGCCTGCCGTCCTGCTGGCCAACCTGTCGGACGAGGAGCTCGCCCAGCTTGAACGCCTTACCGACAAAGCGCGACATTCAGAGGGAGTGGGCGAGAAGGAATAGCCTCGGCTTCGCCCGGTTCTTCTTCCCGGCCCGAGAGGGCATGGACCTGATCGAGGGGCCTCACCATCGGGTGATCGGCGCCACGCTTGACCGCGTGCTGGCCGGGGAAATTACGCGGCTGCTGATCACGCTCCCGCCCGGCTACACCAAGACCGAAATGGCGGTGGTAAACTTCATCGCCAGGGGCTTTGCCATCAACCCGGCGGCGCGGTTTATCCACGCGACCTTTTCAGACGACCTCGCCCGGGAGAACAGCGACAAGATCAAGAGCCTGATCGAGCTTCCCGAGTTCAGCGAAATTCAGCGGGTTACCATCCGGTCAGACACAAGCGCAAAGGATCGCTGGAAGACCAATGAGGGCGGCGGGATGCTCGCCAAGGCCGCAGGCGGTCCGATCACCGGCTTTCGGGCCGGGTACATGGACAAGGCGGTGTTCACCGGTGCGCTCGTGGTGGACGATCCGCTCAAGCCCGACGACGCATTCAGCCCAGCGAAGCGCGCCGCGGTCAACAAGAGGGCGACCAACACCTTCCGCAGCCGACTTGCGCACGAGGGCGTGCCCATCGTGGTCATCATGCAGCGCCTGCACGGCGACGATTTCGCTGGGCACCTTCTGAAAGGCGGAACCGGCGAGGTCTGGGATCACCTCGATCTGCCGGTGCTGATCGACCGCAGCGCGGAATACCCGAAGGAATGGACACACGGGCGCCCTGTGCCGCACGACCTACCGGATGGCCCGCTCTGGCCGGAAAAGCATTCCGAGGCAGAGATCGAGGTCTTGAAGGCCGACGCCTATACCTTTGCCAGCCAGTACATGCAGCGCCCTGTCGGTATCGAGGGCGCGCTGTTCAACATGGACGGCTTCGAATGGTGGTCCGAACTGCCTGAGTTCGAGTGGACGTGCATGTTCGCGGACACCGCGATGAAGACCGGCGAGCGGAACGACTATTCCGTGATTCAGCTATGGGGGAAGGCAGCGCGCGGGATTTACCTGATCGACCAGGTGCGCGGCAAATGGGAAGCGCCAGAGCTAGAGCGCACCGCGCTGGCGTTCTGGGCCAAGGCAAAGGCTGGGGGCTATCACCCGCGCGGCCTGCGCGTCGAGGACAAGGCATCTGGAACGGGCCTTATCCAGTCCATTCGTCGGCAGGGGAACATCCCCATCACCGGTATCAAGCGGGAGCGGGACAAGTTCACGCGCGGGCTGGACGCATCGCCTTGGATTGCCAGCGGCCAGGTCTTTCTGCCGGCCAACGCGCAATGGACCCCCGCGCTGCGCCATGAGCTGCAGATCTTCGACGGCCTCGGCGCGGGGCATGACGACCAGGTGGATCCGCTGATGGATGCCATCAATGAAATGCTGGACGGCCGGAAGGTCGGCTACACCTATTCCATCGCGCTCTAAGGGGGCGGCATGACCAAACCGCACTACCGCCGCACCGCCGATGGCCGCACCGTCATGTTGCACGATGGGTATCGCAATCTTGTCGCCAATCTCGGCACCGATCGCGACAAGGCCTATCACGGCAGCTATGTGCTGAACCTGCTGGACGCGCATTCCCTGCTGACGATCTACCGATCCGCATGGTTGCCTCAGGCCATCGTGGACATCCCGGCCCTGGACGCGGTGCGCAACTGGCGCTCGTGGCAAGCAAAGCCGGATCAGATCACGCAGCTGGAAGCCGAGGAAAGGCGGCTTGGCCTGCGCGAGAAGACGCGCGATGCCCTCAAGGCCGCTCGTCTCTACGGCGGTGCCGGCATCCTCATGCTGGACGGCTCGTCTGACCCGACGAAGCCGTTGAACCCCGAGCGGATCAGGAAAGGCGGCCTGAAGGGGCTTGTCGTCGTGACGCCCATGCAGATCTCGCCGGGCGAGATCGAGCGCGACCCCGAGAGCCCATTCTATGGGCGCCCTGCCTATTACAGCCTGTCCACCGGCACCAAGGCGGCAGAGCAAATCCACCCCTCCCGTCTTGCTGTCTTCGATGGTGTCCCGGTGCCCGATGCGGCGACCGTGTCGACGGGGTGGGGCGACAGCGTTCTGCTCGCCGCGATGGACGCGATCAATCACGCCGATGGCTTTGTGGCGAATGTCGCGGCACTGGCGCACGAGGCCAAGATTGACGTGATCCACATCCCGCGCCTCATGGAAATGCTGGCGTCGGGGCAGGAGGCTGCAATCACCGAGCGCTTGATGCTCGGCATGAGGAACAAGGGGACGAATGGCGCCCTGGTGTTGGACGGGGGCGGCACCATTCCCGGCTCGTCCGAGGTGCGCGGCAAGGAGGAATACGAGCAGAAATCCGCGAGCTTCAGCGGCCTCGATGCGCTCTGGGATCGCTTCATGATGGTGGTCTCGGGCGCAACGAAGCTTCCGATCCCGGTGTCACGGATCTTCGGTCGCTCCGCTGCAGGGATGAATGCCACCGGCGACGGTGACGAGCGGGTTTACTTCGATGGCGTCAAGGCCATGCAGGAGCTGGAAGTGGGCCCGGCCATGGCAGCGCTGGACGAATGCCTGATCCGCTCCGCGCTTGGGGCGAGGCCTGCAGAAATCTTCTACGCATGGCGCCCGCTGCGCCAGGAAACCGAGGAAACTAAGGCCAAGGTCTTCAAGATGGTGGCCGATGCTGCGCGGGTTCTGGCCGGCCCGAACGGGATGATCCTGCCCGAGGAAGCCATTTCGGAGGCCGTCGCCAATCGCCTGATCGAAGACGGCTCGCTGCCCGGCCTTGAGGCGGCAATGGAGAAATACAACTGGCTGCCGGATGACAGCGATGGTTCGCCGGGCCAAAGTCCCGATGGCTCAGACAGCGCCGTGGTGACGGACAGCGCGCCCCGCACGCTCTACGTCAGCCGCAAGGTTCTTAATGCCGGGGAAATCATCCGCTGGGCCAAGTCGCAGGGCTTTGGCAAGACGCTCAACGCGTCCGATCTGCATGTGACGGTCGCGTTTAGCCGGACGCCGGTTGACTGGATGGAATGTGGCGAAAGCTGGCAGGGCCGGGTCGAGGTAGAGGCAGGCGGGCCGAGGCAAATGGAGCGCTTCGGCGAGGCGCGTGTCCTGCTGTTTGCCAGCAACGACCTGCATTGGCGACATGAGCGCTTCAAGGAAGCAGGAGCTTCGTGGGATCACCCACAATACCAGCCTCACATCACCATCAGCTACGACCCGGAGGCGCCGAGCATCGACGATATCGAGCCTTACCAGGGGCCGATCATCCTCGGGCCGGAGATCTTCGCGGAGGTCCAAGAAGACTGGGCCGCGCGCATCGAGGAAACAGAATGACCACGCACCGCTTCAGAGACAGCATGTTCACGGATGGCGAGATGCGCCAGACCGATGACGGCTGGGTCGTGCAGGCCCGTGTCGCCCGGGGCGGCAATGTGCAGGCCTATCGCGGCTCCGAGATGGGGCTGATGGATCGCGATATCGTCCGCGTCTATCGCCCCGCCGCTGAGGTTTTCGACCGCAAGGCCTTTCAGACCTATGCTCGGAAACCGATCACCATCGGGCACCCGGCAGAGGGCGTCACCCCGGAGACGTGGAAAGACCTCGCGGTCGGGGAAATCGACAGGGATGTCGTCCGCGACGGCGAGTTCGTCAGCGTTCCTCTTCTGTTCCGGGATGCAAAGGCCGTGGCCCTGCTGAACAGCGGCGGGCCGCGCGAGCTCTCCATGGGCTATGACGCCTCGGTCGAGTTTCGTGACGGGGTCACGCCGGATGGCGAGCCCTACGACGCGGTGATGTCTGATTTCCGCATGAACCATGTTGCCGTCGTGTCGAATGCGCGCGGCGGCTCAGAACTCCGCATCGGTGACGGTGCGGCCAAGTGGGGCGCCAGCCCCGTCCATGACGCAGGAAAGGAGGTCCCCATGACCCTGCGCAAGATCATGGTGGATGGGCTCGAGGTCGAGACGACCGACGCGGGCGCCGCCGCCATCAACAAGCTGACCACCGATGCCGAGAAGGCGAAGGCCATTGCCGACAAGGCGCTGGCCGATGCCGTGGCGGACCACCAGAAGCAGATCGCGGCGAAGGATGCCGAGATCGCCAAGGTGGAAGCCGAGCGCGACGACCTGAAGGCGAAGGTGGTTTCGGACGCCGATCTCGACAAGCTGGTCGCGGCCCGGGCCGATCTGATTGGCACCGCCAAGGCCATCGCGGACGCCGATTACACCGGCAAGTCCGAGGCGGAAATCCGCAAGGCGGCCGTCGCGGCGAAGCTGGGCGATGCGGCGGTGGCGGACAAGTCCGATGCCTATATCGAGGCCCGTTTCGATATCCTGGCCGAAGACGCCGCTCCGGCCGACCCGCTGCGTGGCGCGCTAAAGGACGCCAAACCCGTCAAGGCCGCCCGCGCCCTCGCCGATGAGGCGCGCGCCGCCCGTCACAAATCGCTGACCGAGGGCTGGAATGCCCCGGTCGATGTGAAGCACTGAGGAGGCCCTGAACATGGCTGTTGTGCAAAGCACCTACTCGGACGATTATGCCAAGGGCTACGCCGGTATGATCGCCAACGGCGAGACCTCGAACCGCATCTCGCGCACCGTCGAGGACGCCACCGCCATCGGCTTCGGCAAGGCGGTTTTCCGTGGAACCGGCGATCACGGCGTGACTGCCACCCCGTCGGCCAACCTGATCGGCATCACCATCGCCAACTATGCCGCCCCGCCCGTGCAGGCGACCGGCGCGCAGGCGGACAGCTATCCGCAGTATTCCACGGCTGGCATCCTGACGCAGGGCGTCATCTGGGTGGTCGCGGGTGCTGACGTGACCGATGGCGCCGCCGTCTATGTCGGCGATGGCGACCCCCTCACCGCCGGGGCATTCACCGACGACGCGACGGGCAACGTGGCGCTGGCGGGCTGGGTGTTCCAAGACACCGTTTCGAGCGGCGCCCTCGTGCGCATCGCCAAGCGCTAAGGAGGCGCTGCCATGAAACACGCCAACATTGATTTCAACGACGCGCAGCAGGTCGCCACCGGCTTCCTGATGCCCGCATACTACAACGTCGAGGCCACGGTCTATCAGACCAAGTACCAAGCCTTCGACTATGCCCGGTATCTGCCGGTCATCACCGAGGGCAGCGAATGGGCGCGCGGCGTGCTGTTCCGCTCGTCGGATATCGCCGGCAAGGCCGAGTTCCTGTCGGGCAAGGGCTTCGACATGCCCTATGCAGACGTGTCGCGCGATCAGCACCTGAAGGGCTTCGAGCTGGCCGGCATCGGCTATGAATGGAGCCTCGAAGAGGTGCAAACGGCGGCGCTTGAAGGGCGTCAACTCGGCAACGAAAAGGCCATGGCTGCCCGGAAGGTCGCGGAAAAGCGCCTCTGGGATATCGCGCTGACCGGCGCGACCGAGAAGAACTGGACCGGCCTGATCAATGACGGCAACGTGCCGGCGGCGGATGTCGCGGCGAACGGCACGGGTTCGGCGACCTTCTGGGCCACCAAGACCCCGGACCAGATCCTTGCCGACATCAACTCGGCGATCACCGGCATCTACACCGAGACCAAGGGCACCGAGATCGCGGACACGCTTCTCCTGCCCTCGGGCGTCATGGACCTGCTGTCCTCGACGCGTCTCACCGACACCGGTATGACCACGCTGGCCTTCCTGCGGCAGAACAACGCCTATACCGCGCGCACCGGCCAGCCGCTGCTGATCACCGAGATGTTCGAACTGAACACCGCCGACCCCGGCGGCGATGGTCGGGCCGTGGTCTACGCCCGCAGCCCCGACGTGCTGCGCTTCCATCTGCCTATGCCACATAAGTTCCTGCCGCCGTTCCAGAAGTCGAGCATGACCTGGGAAGTCGCCGGGATCATGCGCACCGGCGGCACGGAAATCCGCCTCCCGAAGGCGGTTCGCTACATGGACGGTCTGATCGACAACTCGTGATGACACCCGCCCGGTCCTGTGATGGGGCCGGGCTCCCCATTCTGAAGGTATGACGCCATGAAAATCACCAACATGCAAAAGGGCCCGCGCGGGTTCTGGCACAACGGAAAGCTGATCATGCTGGAGGCCGGCCAGTCGATCGAGCGCGACCTGAGCGAGGCGGACGGGAAGGCGGCCGAAAGCACCGGCTTCTTTGCGTTCGACGACGAGGAAGCTGCCAAGGGCGCGCCCGACGACCTCGACGCGCTCAAGGCCCGTGCCGACGAGCTGGGCGTTGAATACGGCCCGCGTATCGGCGCTGAAACCCTGCGCGAGCGCATCGCCGAAGCCGAGAAGAGCGCGGCTTGAGCCATGGCCGCCTACGGGACTGATCAAGGCCTGACCGATTGGGGTGCGGCCAACGGTTACACGCTGACCGGCAGCATCACCAATACTGTCCTGCGGGAGCGTGGCAGCGCCTATGTCGACGCGCTCTATGGGCCGCGCTTCATCGGGAAGCCGGTGGCATGGGATCAGGACCGGGCGTGGCCGCGCACCGGCGCCAGCGTGTGGGGCCTTGCGATCCCAGAGGACGAAACCCCGCAGGCGGTCATCAATGCGTCCTATGCCGCAGCGTTTGCTGAGGATGGATCGCCGGGGTTGCTTTCCGTGACCCACACGCCGGGTAAAGCGAAGGTGCTGACCAAGGTCGGGTCTCTGAGTTGGACTCCCGTCCAGGGAAACGGCTCAGCCGCCTCGGCTTGGATGCCGGTTCTCACCGTCGCAGATGGCCTTCTCGCCCCGTTTCTGATCGGCGGACTGCATGGCAACGGCGTTGCCGCGATGGTGGTTTGATATGTCAGGCGCCGAGATCGCGGCCGAGGTCGCCGCAGCCCTTGCCGAGGCGGGGGCAGAGGTGGGAAACGGGCCCCTTGTCGCTACCCTCACCAAGACGCCCCGCAAGACGAACCCCGGAGACCCGGACCCGGGCCCGCCTGTGCCCTATCAGCTCACCGTGGTGGTCACGGAATACGACCTGCGCCACGTTGACGGCACGCAGATCCAGGCGCAGGATCGCCGGGTTCTGATGGAGGCCGCTGGCGTGGCCCCGCTGCCGGGCGACACGCTGACGGTCGGGGCGCAGGTCTACAACGTGATCCGCGCGATGCCGCTGGACCCTGGCGGGGTCGCTCTGATGTATGAGGTGCAGGCGCGGCGGGCTTGACCCCGGCGCCAGCACGGTCACAGTGGCCGGATGTTCCGGTCCTTTCACCTCTGGCGCTTTGTCATGCACGCTGAGCAGGGAAACTTGCTGATGGCTATGGATGCTCTGCGAACGTCAGATGAACGGTTCAGCCTCTTCGACGCGATCGTGCTGATCGCGTGGGTGGAGGGCGCAAAGGACGGCAGGAATGAGAAATCCCACCGCCGCTGAGCGCGCCGCGCTTCGCGCCTTCCTCGATCGGCACTTGCCCGAGATCATCGCGGCGTTCGAGCGGGCGGTCTATACGACCCGCGCCCGTGCCGATCTGGCAGAAGTCGAGCGCCTGTTGCAGTTGGGCGATATCGAAGCGCTGGTCGATCTGCTGCACATCGACGGTCCGATGCTGAACGCGCTGGAGGAGGCGGTGCGCAGTACGTACATCGCAGGCGGGCAAAGCGCCGTTGCCGGGATGCAGCAAGGACTGGTCGCGACCTTCGGTTTCAACGGGGGTGACGTGGTTGCCCGGTCTTGGATCGAGCGCAACGGTGCCAATCTCGTCCAGGGGATCGTTGACGACAGTCGGGATGCGATCCGGCGTTTCGTTACGGTTGCGCTATCCGAAGAGGGCCGGGCAACCCGTTCCGTGGCGCTCGATATCGTCGGCCGCATCGGGCTTCAGCGCGTCAGGACCGGCGGGATCATCGGCCTGACGGCGGAGCAGACCGAATACGCGATCCGGGCGAGGGAAGAACTGACGCGGCTGGACCCGCACTATTTCACTCGGACGCGCCGGGACGCACGGTTCGACAGCTTGGTGCGCCGTGCCATGCGCGAAGGGCGGCGTCTGTCCGTCGCGGAGATCGATCGCATCGTGGGCAGATACAAAGACCGGCTGCTGCAGCGTCGGGGCGAGACCATCGCCCGGGATCAGGTCAACACCGCGCGCGCGGCCAGCCGCCGCGAGGCTATGCGCCAGATCCTCGAACGCCCGGACGTCGAGACCATCACCAAGCGCTGGCAGCTCGGGTTCCCGAAGGAGCACAGGCCCAACCACGTCGCGTTGAACGGGCAGGTCAAGAATTACGACGAGGACTTTGACTTCGGGGGCGGCATCACGGCACACGGCCCCCATGATGACAGCCTCCCGGCCAGCGAGAAGCTCGGCTGCCAATGCACCATCGTCTACCGAGTGAAGCTGAAGAAGAGTTAGGAAAGAGAAAGGCAGTAGGCTGAGAGGGCGCTCGCTAGCGCCTGCAACCCCTCGGCTCGGCTCTGGCGAAGATCTTCTGCGGCTTGGCGCGCTGCGATATTCTCTGGCGAGCTGTCTCGACTGCTAAGGCGAAGCAAGGTTCTGTCAGCTACAGACAGGTCGTCCTCAACCTCAGTCTGAACATCCCTGAGAATATTGAGGCATTGCAACTGAGTGAGCTGACCGCTGGCAGGGGTCGATGCACAAACAGTCAAGGCTGAAATTGTGACGCTGAGAAGCGGGTGAGGCATACTTCCTCCAGAAATGGATAGGATCAGACCTTCGTCTGCACGCTGGACGTGAGTCAAGCGCTCAGGTCAGTCGTCGGAGGGGGGTGGTGGAAACAGCACTTTCTCGATTTCGTCGGAAACGCGCTTGATGACAAGGTCATAGACTTCTCGTTGCTTGTCGGTTCGCGCACCCCCCCTGAGGCGCTGAGCTTGCTCCAGCAGCGCTATTAAGCGCTCAAAATCTTCGTCCGGCGCAGGGTATCTCTCTTCGAGAACCTGCACGATCAGTGAGTTAACAGAAGCTTCCCCTGCAGCCTCTTTCACACGCTCATAGAGCGGCGTAGGCAGCCGAATCGTGTAGCGGGTGTAGTCGTCTTGCTTGGCCATGGCGGAAGGTGTGGCACTAAAATGGTGAAGGCCACAAGAAAAGACTTGCGCACCAAATTGGTGAAATGTATCGTTCACTAAATTGGTGAAGGGAGCGACATGACAGGCCAAGACGAAGAAATGGTGCGACTGACCATCTCGGTGCCCGCAAGCCTGCGGAAAATGCTAAAGGTGAGCGCTGCACAGAACGACCGGAGCTTCAGCGGGGAGATCATCCACTGTCTGAAGCGCGGATCCGGCTGGAGCGAAGAGGCCCAGCCCGCGCAAAAGTAAAGGCCACCAGGGCGGCAACCCCGATGGCCTTTGATGAAACCCAACAGTCTACGAAAGGTTCTGTGCATGAATATGCCAGTTCAGAGCGCCCATTTCAATGGGCACAACGCTACACAGGCGAAACTGTCTCGCCGCCGGCTTCTGACTGCCGCGCCCGCTGCTGGGCTCGCCGCCATGATGGCTGGGGCTACGCCAGTCGAAGCGGACAACCAGTCGCCTCTGCGCGAGATCTATTGGCAGTGGCAGGAGGCCAAGGCCACCTTCAACGCACTGCCTGACGATATCAGCGATGGGGCGGAAGGTGACGCGGCGTACCAGCGTATCGTCCACTTCGAGGAACAGGCCTCGGCATACGAACCGCAGACGCTCGACGACATGCTGATGAAGGTGATCTTCGCCGACAACAACGGCGACATGAGGACCGGCAGCATATTTCAGGCCGCTCTGGTGGCGCAGGCCTACGAAATGGCCGGGATCGAGGCGGCAGCCTGATCAACTGAGCATTTTACGAAATCTCCCCGCGACCAAGGGGGATAAGCGCGGCAGCGAGCTTCTGTGGCCTCGGTGTCGCTATGCGACCCATCACGCGCTTGGTGGCTTGGTCGGCCGAGCGCCACAGGAGAACCAGACTATGGCTACGAAGAACACCAGTGTTTCACTGCAGATCGACGCCCTGAAGCAGGGGCGCGTGACGCTCAAGATGATCGGCACCACCGGCCTTTACTTCAACGCGATGAGCGCCAAGGCGAAACGGACGCTGCTGATCGGCGGGGGCAAGAAAACCGCTGCGGAAAAGCGAGAATTGAAGCACGATCCGCAGACCGAGTATCGTGACAGCGTCTATCGCCTGCCAGACGGCCCGACGCTGCTGGGCTTCCCGGCGCCGGGTGTGAAGGGCGCGATGGCGACAGCGGCGCTGGAAACGCCGGGGGTCACGAAAAGCAGCGTTCAGAGACTGATCTTCCTGCCCGAACAGAAGATCAAAGTCTGGGGGCGCCCCTATCTGAAATGCGACGTGGTCCGCAGCGCCGACATGGCGCGGACGCCGGACGTTCGGACCCGGGCTTTCCTTCCGCGCTGGTGCGCCGAGGTCGATATCGCCTTTATCACGCCGACGCTGAGCATCCACAGCATCATTTCGCTGCTGTCCAACGCGGGCGTGATCGTCGGAATCGGCGATTTCCGGCAGGAGAAGGGTCGTGGCAGCTACGGGACTTTCGCCGTGGCGACCGAGGATCTGGGCGACTGGCAGGAGACGTGGGACGATATCACGGCAGAGGGCCGCGATGTTCAGGAGGACGCGCTGGCGAACCCGGCGGCGGCTGACGATGACACCGCCGAGCTGCTGGCGATGCTTGAGGAAGAACGCATCCGGCGCGCCGCCTGATGCTCTTCGGCGCGGGCGGCCCAGGTCGCCCGGCCACGGTCACGGAAAGGCGGTCACGATTAGGCAAGGTCTGGCGTGGAAGCGCGAGGCGGGGCGAGGCTTGGCGGTCATGGCATGGCAACGCCTGGGAAGTCGCGGCTCGGCCTGTCGGTCTAGGTGTGTTTAGACAAAGCGAGGCTCGGCGTGGCCAGTCGGTCATGGTTAGGAATGGCGAAGCTCGGCAAGCTTTGTCCTGGCGGTCAACCGCAAAGGAGAAGCAAATGGCTTTCAAATGGAAAGAACGGCAGGCGATCATCGACGGTTATCTGGCCGAGACTGGTCGTAACCAATTTCACCCTGCCGAGTTTATCGACTGGTTGGGCGGAAAGCCCGATCACGAGGCGTATCCTTGGTTCTTCGGGACCGATGATGCCACGGCGGCGCGGGAGCATCGCATCTCGCTCGCCCGGCGCATGGCTTCCGGCCTGCGTCTGACGGTGAAGGTCGAGGAGACGAAGTACACCGTTGCTTCGGTCGCGGTGCGCGAGTTCCCGGCCTACGTTTCGCCGGTTGCCGGTCGCAAGGCCGGTGGCGGCTACGAGCCCTTCGATCCGAAGGACAAGGCCGCGATGGCGGAGCTTCGTCGCCAAGGTGTCGTCGCGCTGCAATCGTGGTTGCGCCGGTACGCTGGTGCGTTCGCAGATGTCGATCTGTCGGCAATCGAGGAAATCGCGGCTGAAGATAGCCGTGTGGCGCTGTCCGCATAGGGCGCGCTGGTCAAGGTAAGGCGGTCGAGGCGGGGCTCTGCATGGCAAGGTGTGTCACGGCGAGGCGGTCTAGGTGAGGCGAGACTAGGCAAGGCGTGATGCGGCTGGGTCTGGCGGTCTAGGCCCGTTTGGGCGCGCTTAGGATGGACACGGCGGGGCGGTCAAGCGTTCCTCTGAGGGGTGTTCGAAAGATCGGCCTGCCATGTGGTGGGCCGATCCGCATGGAGAACCGCATGGCACCACGCACAAACTTGTCGGTTGCCCTCGCGGCTTACCGTGACGAGAACAAGCCGAAAATTCGGTTCGTATACAATGAAGCAGTGCAGGACGTGATCGAGGCGGCGCAGACACCGCAGCGCGCGATCTCAGCGGGGGCGGAGACGTTCGAGGTCGGAAAGATCCCGGTGGCCAGCACCGATCTGATCAACTCGCTGCACCTCGGCGCCACCAAGATCGGCGGAGACTTCACCGCGGTTATCGGCCTGATCGAGCCGGGCACGATCCAGACCTTCGAATGGCAGCAGCCCTATGCAGCCCGGATCGAGTTCGGCTTTTCGGGCACCGACGAGTTGGGGCGCGAATATGAGCAAGCCGGGCGCTTTTTCGTCGGCGCAAACGCGGTCCGGTTCCCTGAGTTCGTGGAAAAACACAAGCGCGAGGTCGGCCTGTGACGATGACGCCGAACGAGGCCTTCACCATCATCGCGGCGCGGCTTCGTGCCATGCCCGACTGCCCGCCGGTGGTCTGGCCAAACACGAACTTCGAACCGGTGCTGCCCCGGCTGATTTTCCAGCAGCCCGTTCGTGGCGCTAATGACCCGACCCTCGGCGGAGGCTACAAGGTTCGAACGGGTCGCGCCGTTGTCATCGTCGCAACCGCCTTGGTTGACGATTTCGGGGACGCAGCGGACACCTTGGCGACCCAAATCGAGGCGCTGTTTCCGACCGGCCCGCTGCCGACGCAACCGGCCGGGGTGCTGACCATCGTGCAGTCCCAGGTTCTCGGCGGCTACCAGACAGACACCGATTGGCGCGTTCCGGTTCAGATCGACTGGCGCGCCTAACCACGCCCTGACGGGCATCTCACGACAACCGAAACCGGATACCCCGCCTTGGCGGGCCGATCCACATTGCAGAAAGGCAGATCATGGACCTGCAATCCTATATCGGCGCGACCCTGAGCATCGCTGCCGGCTCTTTCCCGGCCACCGAGGATAAATCCGGGTATGAAGGCGAAACCTACGAGCCCATCGGCAAAATCCTGAGCATCGGCGAGATCGGCGATCAGCATGCCGCCATCGAGATCGCCACGCTGGCTGGTCGTAACATCCGTGTCGTCGGCATCGCCGATGGCGGGGCGGTCGAAGTCGTGCTGGCTTTCGATGAGGAAGATGCTGGCCAGACTGATCTGACGAGCATCAACGGGTCAAACACCATGTCGGCATTCCGCATCGTTGATCCGGCACCGGCTACGGCCCAGAAGGTGGTTTACTTCGGCGGCTTGGTAGCGAGCCTTCGCGACAACGCCCGCACGCCGACGAACTATCGCGGTAAAGCCTTCCAGCTCTTCGTAAACACCGCCGTTCTTCGCACCACCGCTGCGGCGTAATCGGCTGGTTTCCTCCGTTGGCCAGCCGGGCCGGGGCGCTGACGGGACAGCAGCGCCCCGGCCACCTGTCCCCTCTGTCCCGCAGGCCTGAACATGGATTTCTTCGAACTGTATGACGCCCGCGCCCGGGCAGATGAGCCGATTGAGCTGCCCCTGAGGGACCAGCGAACCGGCGAGATCATTACGATGGGAGGCAAGCCCTGCATCGTTCTTGTGCTGGGTGCCAATGCCCGATCCATCCCCCCGGACGCGAAAGCCGCGATGCTCAAGGAGGAAAAGGCGGAGCAGCCCATCCGGGACCGGCTTCATGCCGCCTGCATGCGGGCCGCGCTGGCCTACATCGCCGGGTTCAAGAACATGGCTCGGCGTGGCGAAGATGGCGAGGCCATCCCGCTGACGCTCGACGACGCAGAGGCGTTCCTTGATTTGAATGTCGCCAGCGTCGAGCATGGCGCGTGGCGCGCGCCAAAGCGCAACGAGGGCGAGACCGACGAGGAATATCGGCAGCGTGTCGACCAAGACCGGGCCGTCTGGCGCGGCGCATCCTTCGCCCAGCAGATCCTCGACGCCTCCCGGGAGGAAAGCCGTTTTTTGGACAGGCCGCGCGGAAACTGACGCTTTTCGCGCACCAGCTTGGGTTCCTGCACTCGATCCCGACCCACTGGAAAATGACCCGCCTCGAGTTTGCCAAGGAACGCCAGCACGACCTGATGCTGCCCGAGGTCGGATTTCGGGCTGATCTGATCAACGACATGATCGCACTGAACCCGGTTCGCCGGATCGGCCCGAAGCAACCCGGATGGGATGGTCTCAGGTCGGTCGATTGGCCGGAAATGCAAGCCTATGCCGCCTCGGTCGGGGCGGATTGGTGCGCCTGGGATTTCCAGACCGTCTACAGCATGTCGGCGGCGTTCCTGACCGGCCTTCGAGAGGGCGCTGATCCTCTCTGCATCCCGCCCACTGAAAGAGCCTCACGATGACCACGCAAGCCGGTTACATCGCGCTGATCGCGGACAGCTCCTCCTTGCCGAAGGCGGAGAAGAACCTCGACAGCCTTGCTGCCACCGGCGAGCGCACCGAGCGGCGCGTCGTCGGGTCCATGGATAATGTGTCCGGCAGCATCAACCGCGTCGGCATGTCCTCGGGACAACACACGATGGCGATGCGGAACCTCGCGTTCCAGCTTAACCAGATCGGCCAGCAAGGCGCTGTCACCGGCAACTATCTCGGCGCCCTCGCCATCCAGATCCCGGACATCCTGTCGTCCTTCGGCAGCTTGCCGCTGGTCCTTGCCGGTGGCGCGATTGCGGTCGGTGCCTCGCTGGTCCCGTCGCTGATCAGCGGAAGTAATGCCACGGCTGACTTCGATGATGCCCTCGATGAACTCGACGCGCAGATCCGCTCGGTGCAAGACGCGATCGAGGGGCTTTCAACATCGCGCCTGCAGGAACTCTTTGGGGATGCCTCTGAGGATGCAAGGGCGCTAGCCCAATCCGGTCTGGAGATCAGCCTCCGCCGGCAAGCCGACGCTGCGCGCGCCTTGACCGAGGCGTTGCTGTCGACTGACAACGGCTTCGGCCTCAGGAACAGGGCGCGCGGGGAGATCCTCGGTTCCGGCTTGGATGCGTCTACCGACGAACTGAACCGTCTATCCCGCGCCATGCAGGACCTCGCCGCCGCTGATGGTATCGATCAACAGGTGGAGGCCGCAGAAGCTTTCCGCGACTTGATCGTGAGCACCTTCGGGCCGGTCGAGGGTATGACGAGCAGGCAATTTGAGCTGTTCACGATGGTGGCGGATACCGAGCGCGCATGGCGCCGGGTTCGAGCTTCTGTCGATGACGCGGAGAGCGGCCAAAGCGCCGCCGCGCGCCGTCAGATCGCGGATGCCAGGACGATCATCGAGCAGAACGAGGCGAACGCCGAACTGATGAGGGCCGTCGCCACTTATGGCGAAGATAGCGCGGAAGCCGATGCCGTGCGTCGTGACCAGGCACTGGCAGCGACCGAGGCCTATATCGACCAGCACGAACTGACCGGCGATATTGCTGAGCAGTTGCGCGCATCGGCGTCCGCTGCGTTTGATGCCGAGGTCGGCGCGCGTGCCGCAGCGGAAGGCCTTTCGGAGGCAGAGCGCGCGGCCCGTGCCCTCGCCAATGCGATGGCCGCTGCGGCTGGGTTCTCTGTCGGCATCGAAGGGCAGATCGCAACCGTTCGGGCCCAGATCGACGCTTTGGGGCGCGGACAGGATGCCGCAACCGCCGGGCGGATCGAGAGCCTGCGGCAGGAAGCTTCGGCGCGTCGGGATGCGGTTCTGGAAGCGGCAGCGGGTGACGATGAAGCCCGCATGGCGGCCGAGGAGCGGTATCAGGCCGATCTGCAGAACATCGGCATCCTCGGCGAGGAGATGGAGGCGCTGCGCGCGCTCCAGCAGGTCCAGCGCCAGGGTGGCGCGGCGTCCCGTCGCGAGCACAATGAGGCCATGCGCGAAGCTGAGCGCGTCATCCATGACATCCGTACCGAAACGGAGCAGTACGCGGCGGAAGTTGCAGACCTGAATGAGCTTCTTGAGCAAGGTTACCTCACCCAAGAGCAGCATGCCCGGGCCGTGGCGATGGTGCGCGATGAATACCTTGGCCTTGAAGAAATTCAGGACACGCTGAAGGACGCAATCCTCGACTTCGCTGAAGGCGGGGAGGACGCGATGGAGAACCTAGGGCGTGCGATCCGTCGGGCGGCCCTAGAGGCGCTACTGTTCGGCGAAGGGCCACTGGCGAATTTCTTCGGCGGAGGCGGGCTTCTGAGCGGGTTGCTTGGCAGCATCACCGGGGGTCTTCGAACTGGTGGCGGGAAAGCGACTGGCGGCAGTGTGACCACCGGCACCATCTATCCAGTCAACGAGAACACGACCAACACGGAATGGTTCGCTCCAGCGGTAGCCGGCACCATCCTGACCGACGGCCAAGCGCAAGGCGCAGTTCGCGGTGGCGGCTCGTCCGTGGTGAACATCAACGTCAATGTCGACGGCGCCAACGGCGACCAGCACGTCATGGATCTCGTCGCGCAGGGCGTCCGAACCGGCCTCAGCCAGTACGACCGCGCGCTTCCCGTCCGAATGAAGCAGATCCAAGCTAACCCGAGGAGGCGCTGATGGCCTGTTGTCCCCTATGTGGAGCCGGTGTCGAGGAAGTACTTATGACGCTTGAAATCGAGGGTGAGGCGAAAACTTTCCATCCCGGCGATCCCGAGTATGAAGCTGTATTTGCGACCAGAGTTTATGAGATCGACCCCGAGGAACCGGCTTTCGATGACAATTCGGGGGCGAAGTAGATGGCTCTGTCGTTCCCCCTCGCACTGGACACGTTCTTCGCCGGGCTGCCGGTTGCTGAATGCGAGTTCACCCTTCCTGCCACACTGGCGATGAGCCGGACGCGCGGCGGAGCGATCAAGACGGCGCGACTTGCCGAACGCCTGTGGACAGGGAAGATAACGCTGGCGCCGCAGCTGCACAGGAACGCCTTGGGCTTGGAAGCGGTGATTTCGACGCTGCTGGAGCCGGGCCGGACGTTCCTCGTGCATCCTCTGCCGTTCTGCTACCCGCGCGAAGATCCTTCGGGGGCAGGCCTCTCTGGCGCCTCGCCTGTGATCCACAGTATCGAAGCTGGCGGGCGCGAGTTCAGGATTTCAGGCTTGCCGGCTGGCTATGTCTTGTCAGCGGGCGACATGCTGTCGTTTGCCTATGGCTCGAACCCTGTCCGCTACGCCTTGCACCGGGTCGTCACTGTCGCCACGGCCAATGGGTCCGGCCTGACTCCCAACATCGAGGTCACGCCGCCGATCCGGCCCGGTGCAACTGTCGGTACAGCCGTCACGCTGGCGCGGCCCTTCACCAAGGCGATCCTGATCCCGCCTCCTGCGCGCCGGTTCGTGCCGGCAGTGGCCAGTGGGCATACCCTCGACTTCGTCCAAACGCTGGGCTGATCCCCAGCACCATCCCCAGAAAGGTTCTCTTATGACCAACCATGCCCCCACGGCGCGGCGTTCTTTCGCGCCGCTGTTCCCCGGCAACACGAAGCCTGACGATCTCGCCACGGCCATGCTCGAAGGCACCGCGACCTTCTACGGTGATCCCAAGACCGGCATCGTCCGCATGGTTGTCGCCTCCGGCGGCTCGCGTGTCGAGGCGGTGCTGACGCCCGATCTGGTCGCGATGCTGGTGAACGCCGGTATCGACGCGATGCGCGCGGCCCTCGGCCAGCCC